ATAACATTGATACTGGAGCAACAATTTCTGCATTGCAAAGTCAAGCAGGAATGACGGAAGAAAAATCCATTGAAGTTATGAAGACCTGGAATGGTATGTTTGCTTCTATGGGTGAATTTGGTAAGACGGCACAGCAATTAAATGCTTCGAAGTGGTCATTAGGTTCATTGCCCGAAGAATTTAACGATGAAATATCTCAACAGTTTGCACAATTCATGCAAGGTGTTCAGAAATCTGGTATTACGGATCAACGTACTATCAACCGAATGACTGCACAGTTCATTAAAGAACACCAGGACATGATTTCTAAGCAAGCAGATATTGATAGGCAAGTCGGTAATACAGCAGCAGAAAATTTCCACCGTCAAATGCTACAGACAATGAATCTATTAAACGATCCTAAAAATAATCCTAGTCCGGTTATCGAAGAATTCACTAACAGATTTAATTTATGGCTAGGTGCTACCTTCACTGAACCTTTTAATAAATTTTATGCTGAAAACGCTGAAAAAACGGCAAAGTATCTTACTGACTTAGCAAATAGAAGTACTGATGGATGGGATTTTGTATCCAAATTAGCCACCGACTCTTTAGAGAAGTTTAAATTGGGAATGGCTGGGCCATTTGGAATGTTGGCGAGTATACCTAATAAATTAATGGGTATGATTTTCGGTGAATCATGGAATAAAGTAACTGAAGCCTTTAGTAATTTAGGTGGCGATTTAATTCAAATACCAATTAGAGTTGGTAAGTTGATTTGGGAAATGTTTACAGGTTCTAGTAGTGATATAGATCAAGCAGGAAAGGAATTAGCAGGAACTATTAAAACTATTTTCGCTGATGTAACTGCGGTATTCAGTAAAATTAGTAAAATGAGTATAAATTTTGATGATGTAAAAACAAAATTTCAAGATGCATTTAACTCATTGAAGAATAGACTTACTGGAATGTGGGATAGGGTAAAAAATTGGTGGAAGGATTCAGATGATGAAACTAAAACTGATGGTAAAACTGCATCAAATGATGCAAAGCCTATAACACCTACTGCAACACAACAAAAAACAGCAGGAGTTCAGCAAGTAACGGCTCCACCTGAATATACACCTCCTACCAAAGTTGAACAAGCTGACCAATCAGAGACTGAAAATGTGCAGACTGCTAAAAATTCAGATAATGAACTGGTAAGTAAGCTACTTGGACAAATACTAAATAGTTTAGAACAACAAGGGCAGAATAACGGTCAAGTTGCACAGATATTGCGACAAATTGCAGATAATACTGAAGCACCACGAAATGTATAATGGAGTTATATAAAAATGAGTTGGAAGCGTCATATGACAATGGGGCGTTCGAAAATATCGAGCACTCCACAAAACAACAATCCAGTACAGTCATCAGGAGCGAAGACAAACTTCGCTTCTTATCTTCCGGCTGTTTACACTGGACTATCAAACCGTGTTGACCGTTATCGTCAATACGACCAAATGGACCAAGATCCCGAAATCCGCACCGCTTTAAACATTATTGCGGATTTCTGTACACAAAGTACTAAAGATTTTGGATTACCATTCCAGATTCAATATAAAGATACAATGGGTGATACTGAAGTCACTACATTAGAAGACAGATTAGAATCATGGAGTGACATGAACGAATTTAAGGTTCGTATCTATGACATTATCCGTGGAATTCTAAAATATGGCGATCAATTCTTTGTTCGTGATCCAGAAACCTTCGAATGGTATTGGGTAAACCCAATGAACGTCGATAAGGTTGTAGTAAATGAATCAACTGGTAAAAATCCAATAATTTATTATATGCGTGACATTTCTTTAAACATTCGTGACAAAGTAATGAGTAATACGCAGTTAGGATTTGATAAACAGGCTTACGGTTCATTACCTAATTCACTTTCCGGTGCTGGAAACCAATATGGTTCAGTTGCTGGAGCAGCAGGTGGAAGTACTGACAGTTCTAACCCATTCGGTACTAACGGACAATTAGATGTACTACCAGTAGCGGCAGAACACGTAATTCACTTGTCACTAAATACAGGACAAGATCCTTTCTGGCCTTTTGGTACAAGTATTTTAGAAAATATCTTTAAAGTCTACAAACAAAAAGAACTTTTGGAAGATAGTATTATTATCTACCGTGTTCAACGTGCACCAGAACGTCGTGTATTTAAAATTGACGTAGGTGATATGCAACCTCATCAGGCAATGGCATATGTAGAGCGTGTTAAGAACGATATTCACCAGCGTAGAATTCCTTCTAACAAAGGTGGAAGTACTTCATTAATGGACGCAGCATATAACCCATTAAGTATCCTAGAAGACTATTTCTTCCCACAAACAGCGGAAGGTCGTGGTTCTTCGGTAGAAACTTTACCAGGTGGTGATAATTTAGGACAGATTGACGACTTACGTTATTTCAATAACAAATTAATTCGTGGATTACAGATTCCTGCTTCTTATCTACCAATGGGTCCAGATGATGGCGGCGTTGCTATGTTTGGTGACGGTGCTACACAGGCAATGGCAAGTGAACTTCGCTTTAACAACGAATGTATGCGTTATCAACGTATTATTTGTCGTATTTTCGATGAAGAATTTAAGCGTTATATGATTAAAAATGGATATAACATTAGTGCTTCATCATTTGAAGTTACATTTAACCCACCAATGAACTTTGCGGCAAACCGTAAGGCAGAAATGGACGCTAAACTAATTCAAACTTATATGCCATTAAATGACCTCCACTATTTCTCTAAACAATTCATCATGAAGAAGATGGGCTTTGAACAAGACGATATAGTAGAGAACGAAAGACTATGGTTACAAGAAAATCCAGCAGCTATGCAAGATAGTTCTGGTCAAAATGCTCCAGGAGCAGATGCGGGTCTTCAATCAGTAGGTATTGAATCTCCAAATTCACCAGAAAATGATTTAGGTATGGATGAAGACGGTAACTTACAAGGTGCCGATTCAGAATATCAGGATCAATCAGGTGGTGATGGATTTGACCCAAATAGTTTAGGCAATTCATTTTAACGAGCATAAATAGTTATGATTCGTTCAGATGAACGATTAAATGATAAAGGATGTAGGTTATGTTGGACGAAATTTTTGAAGCTAAAGATGATTCGATGTATGACCCTGAAGATGATCAGACAGTATATCAAATCACCGATACTCGCAAACCTAAATTAACATTGCAAATTCTCAACAACTTGAGAAAGTACCGAGAATTTAAAAAGAACGAAGCTGCTAAACGTAATGCAGTGGTAGCAGTTGTTTATGCACCTGCTCCAGATGCTGGCGGTGGCGGCGGCATGATGTAAGTTATTTTAGTTGAAAAGTGCCATTTTTAAGCTTTTTTGAAAATGGTATTTTTTCATTCAATAAATAATGACATACCAAAATAAATTTTTGTATATCTTTTGGAGGATATAATGGCAAATATTAAACTATTGCAAGAAGCTATCCAGGCTTTTGCTAATGGCGACAACGAAGTAGCTGATAAAAAAATGCGTAAGTACTTTGTTGAACAAGCACAAGAAATTAACAAGAAACTAGAAGAAGAAATGGAAGCTGAAGAAGAAGTTTGCGAAGACGTAGACACAGATCCTTCAGAAGATATGACTGATGATGTTGGCTACAAACTAGACGAAGAAGAAGAACTTGATGAAGGTATGTTCGGAGTTGATGTTGGTGGCGGAAACTCTGTAAATATCGGTGGCGGTTCAGCTTCTGGTTTAGCAGAAGAAGAAGAAGAAGAATCTGATGATTTTGACGTTGACGTAGATGTTGATGCAGATGAATCCGGTGCACAACCTGACGCTGACCAATGGGAATCTATCAAATCTGCATTTGATTCATTAGAGCGTATGTTCGATGAAATCGAAGGTGGAGATGCAGAATTCGACGATCAATCTGATGACTTCGGTGATGCTGAAGAAGAATCAGAAGACGAATTCTCTGATGTAGATTTCGGTGAAGAAAAAGTTGGTGAAGCATACAAGATGAAACCTGTAACCGCTCCAGAAAAAACTGAGAAAGCTGGTGTTAACAAGAAGTCTGTAGTTGCTCCTAATGCTAAGTCTCCAGTTGATGGTGTTAAGCCAGTAACTATTAAAGATGGTGCTCATTCAGATCCAGGTACTGTAAAAAGTTTCGATACTGCTGACACACTAAGCTACACCACTGACGACAATAACAACGTTATGGATTCAGGTAAAAATGTAATGAAGCCAGCTAAGGTTCAAAAAACCACTGCTGCTAATTCTAAATCACCACTTCCAAAACAAAAATAATTAAAGAACGGAGATCATTTTTATGAGCAATATGATTAGAGAATGGTCTTCATTCAATGATTCTAGAATAGTACTAGAGTACAAAGAGGATCAGGTTACTGGACGTAAGAATTGCTACCTTCGTGGTATTGCAATTCAAGCTGACCGTAGAAACTTGAACGAACGCGTATATCCTTTCGCTGAGATTGCGAGAGCAGTAAATAACATGGCTGAAAGGATTCGTCGTGGTGAAAGTATTCTATGTGAATGTGACCACCCTGAAACACTAACTGTTAACTTAGATCGTGTTGTGGGTATGATTACTGAAGTTTGGATGGAAGGTGCAAATGGTATGGCTACTATTATGCTACTTGACACTACACACGGTAAAGATATTCGCACTATGATTGAGAGCGGAGTTAAATTGGGTGTAAGTTCACGTGGTTCAGGTAATGTTGACCATAACGGTATTGTATCAGATTTCGAAATCGTAACTATTGATATTGTAGCACAACCTAGTGCTCCAGATGCGTATCCTAAAGCGGTATTTGAATCTCTAAATAGTAAGTACGGATCACCTGTAACTGGTTCAAAGCGTGTATTTGAATCGACCAATGTAAATGCTAAAGGAATTGATAATGAAATTCATCAATTTTTTAAGGATTTGAAAGGTTATTAAAATAAATTTATAAATATCTGTACATCAAGTGCAGATACTATCTGTACTTTAAAGGAGAAAACGAATGTCAAAATTGGATAAGTTTCTAAAAGAATCATCTCTTTCTGACGAAGCTAAACAGCTTATTCAGGAAGCATGGAATGAAGAAAAAGCTAATGTAGCTGCTGAAATGCGTGAAGAAATGAAAGAACGTTACCAAGAAGACTTATCGAAACTAACAGAAGGTCTAGACAAAATGATGGCTGAAGTAATCAGCGAACAAATGTCAGATGTATATGCTGAAAAGCGTAAACTAGTAGAAGACCGCGTTAAACTTCGTAAGACTTTAGGTAATTTCTCAGACTTTGCTAACACAGTACTAGCTGAAGAAGTAAAAACCATGCGTCAAGAACGCAAAACTATTAATGAAAGTCTAAGTAAATTCATGGGATTCAGTAATCGTGTCCTAGCCGAAGAACTTAAAGATTTCCATCAAGAAAAACGTGAACTAGTAGAAACTCGCGTTAAGTTGATTGCAGAGGGAAGTAAGCAAATTGCGGAAGCACGTGCAAACTTCATTAAGCGTACTGCTGAAACCGCAGCGACTTATATTGCTGAGACTACCGAAAAGAACCTAAGTGCTCTTAAAGGTGAACTACTAGAAGCAAAACAAAATATGTTTGGTCGTAAGATTTTCGAAGCATTCTCAAACGAATTCTATAGCAAGCAATATAACGAAAGTTCTATCCTTCGTGAGCTAAACGAATCTGTTAAAGAAGCTGAAGAAAAAGCAATTTCCGCTACTGTTGCTTTAAGTGAAGCACGTAAAGAAGCTGATAATGCTAAGCGTAAAGTTCGTATCATGGAAGATAACGCAGCACGTTCTGCAATCATCTCTGAACTAACAAAGCCACTAACTTCCCAGCAAAAACAAATTATGGAATCTCTACTAGCAACATCTCCAACCGAGAAGCTAAAAGAAAATTTCAGCAAGTACCACAAGTCTGTTCTTAAGGGTACTGTAAATGAATCTGCTGCTAATCCTAGCCGTCCAGCAGTTAATAATAAGGCTAAAAATACTCTAACGGAAGGTAAAGTCGTTACCGGAAACCGCCAAAGTATCAATGATGACTTGTCCTCTGATGACTTAGATTTCTTAGATGAAATTACTAAATTATCAGGAATGAACAAAAATCGTTAATTATTAAATGCTAATTTTTCTGTCTGATAAATAAAGTATACAGAAAAGTAAAAAAATATCTTTTGAGGAGATTTATAATGTCACAACTATTAACTGAATCTAAATGGGCTGCTGTTAAGGAAAAGCTTGTTGAAGGTCTTTCTACTAATCGTAAAACTGTTATGGAAACAGTTCTTGATAACCAACGTAAAGTAATGCTACGCGAATCTGCAACCGCTGGTGCAACTTCTGCTGGTAACATTGCAACACTAAACAAGGTTATTCTACCGATTATCCGTCGTGTTATGCCAACCGTTATTGCTAACGAAATCATCGGTGTTCAACCAATGACCGGACCAGTTGGTCAGATCCACACTCTACGTGTTCAATATGCTGATAATGCACCTGGCGTTGTTGCTGGTGAAGAAGCACTATCACCATACAAAATCGCTAAGTCATATACTGGTGAAGTGAATTCTGATAATACCGCACCACGTGCTGCTCCAACTTCACAACTTGAAGGTGTAATGGGTCGTCGTGTTAACATCCGTATTCTACGTGAAACCGTAGAAGCTCAATCTCGTCGTCTATCTGCTCGTTGGACTGTTGAATCTGCACAAGATGCACAAGCACAACACGGTATTGACGTTGAAGCTGAACTAATGGCTGCTATCGCACAAGAAATCACAACTGAAATCGACCAAGAACTACTAGCTCGTCTACGTGCACTTCCAGGTGCTGCTGCTGTTGTTTACGATCAGTCTAAAGTTACCGGTGTTGCTACCTTCGTTGGTGATGAACACGCTGCTCTAGCTACTCTAATCAACCGTCAAGCAAACGAAGTTGCTCGTCGTACCAAACGTGGTGCAGCGAATTGGGCCGTTGTTTCACCAACCGCTCTAACTATTCTTCAGTCTGCAACTACTTCAAGTTTTGCACGTACTACTGAAGGTACTTTCGAAGCTCCTACTAACGTTAAGTTCGTTGGTGTTCTAAACTCAACCATGCGTATCTATGTTGATACTTATGCTGATGACAGCACTGATGTACTAATCGGTTACAAAGGAAATCAAGAAACTGATGCTGGCGTATTCTATTGCCCATACATCCCATTGATGGCTTCTGGTACTGTAATGGACCCTAACACTGGTGAACTAGTTACTAGCTTCCTAACTCGTTACGGTTATGTACAGCTAACTGACAGTACTTCATCTCTAGGTAACGCTGCTGACTATTACAGCAAAATTGCAATCCGCAACGTAACCTTCATGTAATTTGAAGTATCATTTAGGTTTAAAACAAATCTGATGTTAAAAAGAAAAGGACGCTTAGGCGTCCTTTTCGCGTTTCTGCCATCCGTAAACTAAATACGTCCGATACCATATGAAACAACTTTCAATAATGTGGTATAATCATGGAGAAAATTATATGATCATCAAACCAAATTCTACTGTAGTAGTGTATACGAATACACAACAGAAATATCATAGAAGTGTACATAGCCGTTTTGATATATTGTATCAGGAATATAAAACCGTAGGGTATATCGAAGAAATAGGAGTACTATGTTGTGGTTCAGATACAGTATATTACGATTTCGATGCTTATGTTCAAGATATTATGTATTCCGAGTTTGAAGAAATGACATACACTGAATATCTAAAGTTATATCAGGACAGATTGACACGCGATAATCCTCATGCACCAATGCTTAACGAACTTCCAAACCAAGTAGGTAGTGTTAGCGTTCCAGTGAATGAATATGGTCAGCAAAATGTCACAAGACAAGTGCTAAACGCTAATCCGGTACTTTCTAATCTTAATGATAAAGGTATAAAAGTGCAGATTCTGAGAGGATAAATAACCCACTTAAAAAGAGGGTAAAACTATGTCCAATCAAATCTGTTATGTTATCGTAAACCAAGCTTGGCCTGAGTGGGTTAAAATTGGATTTACATCAAAAGAAGAAATGAAAACTCGACTAAGTACATATCAAACTGGTTCTCCGTTTAGAGATTATGAAGTTTTCCATGAAGTCTTTTTTGAAGATGCCAAAGCTGCTGAGAAAGAAGTTAATAAAAGATTAAAGCAGATGAATGCGACACAGGGCATCGGAAAGGAATGGTATAAAATGCCAAAGAAACTTGCAGCTAATATGATTGATGCAGTACTTGACGATTTAGAAGAAGACATGGACTAAATCATAAATATCTCTATAATATATAAACGCGAGGATTGATTTATATGAGTATAAGATTTAATCATGCTAGTAACCAGATTACTAGCACGAATACAGCGACTATAGTCATCGAAGGTGGTACTACAAGTATGCCACGTCCTTTAAGACTTGATGCTTCGTCTGTTGTATTCCCAAACAAACAACTACCAATCGGTGAAGCTGGTGCAGTAGTGTTTGATATTAGTACAAAGACTTTAAAATACCATAATGGTATCTCATGGGTTGAATTGCAAGGTGCTGATGTTATTCTTGCTCCAATCTATAACCAATTAACTGATGTAAACAATAAACTTGCTAACCGTGTAAGTACTGTAACTTATTCATCAAGTTCAGTACCTTCTGCATCTGTGAGTGGAACAAACCTTAATATTGTATTCCCTTCTAGTACAACTAGCACAACAGATATTCCTGGATTATATACATCATCACCGCCTGGAAGTATCATGCACTATGCATTAACTTCTGGTCAGAACATTGCAAGCATTCGTGAACAGATGAGTGGTGTAAGTGGTGGTCAAAATGGTAGAAATGGTACACAAGCAGCACCGTTTGTTTCAAAAACTGGTTGGTGTTTAGCTGATGGATTGTACTGGACGTGGAACGGAACGACTGTAGTAACACAAGTAGTACCTAATCTTAATCAAAATGCGTATCTAAAGGGTATATCTACCTCTGGTGTAACAAAAACTGATTCAGTAATTGCAGGTTCTGGTAATATAAGTAATACAACTATTACTGATCCACAGCACTATCACGGAACTGGTATGATGATAGGACTATCAGGTGGTAACGGAGATGATGGTTTATTCATTTTCGGTAAATCGTGGAATGATGGCAATTCATATAGTGGATTACGAATTAACGGTGAAAATGATACACGTGAAGTCATGGCAGTATCTGGTTCAGATAGTCGTGTTGCATTCAGTACCACTTTTGCAGTCTATCCTAATGGAAATACATCAACTCACAACCACAACATAACTGATATTGATGTTGGTCACTTTAATGTTGCAATTCTTTATAATATTGCACAACCAAGCCTTGCACTTAATCAATCAGCAGGTGATGCACGATATGTATTGAAAACTGGTGATGTAATGACGGGTTCATTAACCATTGCTAACAGTGCTGCAATCCGTGCAAATGATACCAACTTGGTATTCTGGTTCCAGAACTCTTCCGGTGGAGAACGAGCTGCAATATACCATAGCACAACAACAAATACCTTAAGATTACGTTCAGCAGGTGGTGCAGAAGTAACTATTGATGCATCCGGTTCATTAACTTCTCCATCATTGACAGTATCAAATAATAATGCAGTAGTAGCAGGTAAAAATATTGTCCGTAGTATTAATAATACAAACGCCGATGCTAATGGAAACGTAACTTTAAGCATTACTGGTGGTGTTGTCACTAATGTGCGTAGAGGTGCAGAAACCGCAACTGCTCGTGAACCATTAGGTCATGAAAGTTTTACATATAGAACCACCACTGGTAGCTTCGTAACTGGATTTGAAATTCATTCAAGCAGCAGTGCACAAGATGAATTCGTGTATATGTATTCTAGACCAGTACAGATATTAATTGATGGAACTTGGAGAACCATTGGTGATGTTTAAGTTGTACAATAACCCAACTGGATATTCAAATGTCCAGTACTGGAAAGATGAAAATGGACAAGATTGGTACGATTATGCCGATAAAGCTGGTAACGACAACATGAAAGTCCTAGTTGATAAAAATAATGTAGTAGTGAGTTTTAATAAAGATGCTACTGCGTTGAATCCAAATGAATCATCTTTGTATGAAATAGATTTTAATGATTTACCTGAAGATTTAGACATTGTAAGATATTCTTATGATGGAACAAATTTCTTCAAAACACCACTTCCTGAAAAGGTAGAAACTGCTGAAGAAATAAAAACTAAGTTACTTCTGTTGATGTTAGAAAACCCACTTTCTAATGATGACCTTATAGAAATGGAACAACTTAAGACTAGGTTGAAAAACTCATTAAAGAAAAATGAAACAATAAAAAATGATCTGGTATAATATGAGCATCCCAACGGAGAGTTGGGGTGCTTTTTTTATAACATGGAGAAACACAAATGGCTAAGAAAACAGAATCTAAAATTGAAGCAACTGAGCTAAACGACGTTCAACGTAAAAAGCTTAAAGATGGCCTAAATTCTGCTGTAGTTCAACTGACTCACATCGACACAATCAAAGAATCATATAGCGACTTCATGGATACACTAGCTGATGAAATTGGTCTTGATAAGGCTAAGCTAAAGTCTGCTGCAATGCGTATCTACAAGCAAGATTTCTTCGATAAAGTTCGTGCTCAAGATGAAGTTGAAACTATTCTTACCGTGTCTGGTAATCTAGCTCAAATGGATGACTCAGACTACTAATATAGTTTTGAAGTAGTAAATAATGCCCCAATGAATGGGGCATTATGCTTTTAAGTGCGTTAATTATAAGGAGATAAGATGTATATAGATGGATATATGGATAGAAAACGTACCGGAGAAGTTCTGCATGTAGCTGAACGTGTAAACGGTCGTCGTATTCTTCGAGAAATCGAACCAGTTTACGAATACTATGTAGAATCTCCACGTGGCGAACACAAAACTATCAACGGAACACTAGCTGAGAAGTTTGAATTCACGCGATATTCAGAAATGAAAAAACAAATGGAATCATTACCTAGTACTGCAAAGATTTATGAAGCAGACTGTAATGTTACATTTAAAACCCTAGCAAAACACTACATGGGTAAGCCTTCTCCTGACCTCAATATTGCATTCTTCGATATTGAAACAGACTTTCACCCTAAATTTGGATATGCTTCACCTAGCGATCCATTCAACCGTGTTACTGCAATCTCCATTTACCAAAGCTGGACAGGTAAAGACTATGTTCTTACAATGGCACCTTCTGGAATGGAAGCAGTCGAAGCACAAGACATTATCAACCGTCTAAATGCAGAAACTAATGACCCGAACAGTATTGTAGTTCTATATACTGAAGAAACAGAGATGTTCGAAACCTTCTTTGAACTAATTGAAGACAGTGACGTACTTTCTGGTTGGAATAGTGAGTTCTATGATATTCCTTATATGGTCAACCGTACTCGTAAGATCTTTAATGAAGCTACATTGGCTCGTTGGTGCTTGTGGAACAGGAAACCTACTGCACGTGAAGCAGATATGTTCGGTAAAACTATCGTAACATACGATTTGATTGGTCGTGTACACTTAGACTATCTAGCACTATATAAAAAACATGCTGGACAAGTAGAACAGTCATATAAACTTGATTATATTGCTGAGAAAGTAACTGGTGAAAACAAAGTACCATATGATGGTTCATTGGATAAGCTATATCGTGAAGATTACATGCGTTTCCTTCGTTATTCTAAGCAGGATAGTATTCTACTTAAGAAAATCGATGAAAAGATGGACTTCATTAACCTACATAACCGTCTTGCTCATAAAGAATGTGTATTAATCACAACAACTATGGGTTCAGTAGCACTAATTGATACCGCAATTATCAATCTTGCTCACCAACGCGGTGAAGTAGTATTCAACAAACGTAAAATTGATGATGAAGAAGATTTCGAATATCAAGATTACGATATTGATTTAGATGATGATGAAGAAGGTGAATCCCAAACTGGTGCTAAGGCGGCAGGAGCATGGGTGCAAGATCCGATTCTAGGTCTAATTGATATGTTAGGTTGTGTGGACTTCAACTCACTATACCCAACAGTTCTACGTACATTAGGTATGAGTACTGAATGTATTCTAGGCCAACTACGTCAAGAATATACAGATGCGTATCTTGCTTCTAAAATTGAAGATCAGCGTATTAAATGGGCGAAAAATGGTGGTCGTGGTCGATTTGAACCTAAATGGACTGAAGCATGGCACGGTTTGTTTGCAAGTGTTGAATTTACAATGGTTCGTGAGAAATCAAATGAACTAATTACAGTAGATTTGGAAGATGGTTCAAGTTTCCAATCAACAGGTGCAGAATTATATGATATTATCTTCGGTGATGACAGCACTATTGTACTAAGTGCAAACGGAACTCTATTCGATAAGACAAAGTACGGTGTAATTCCAGAAATTCTTACTGTCTGGTATTCTGAGCGTAAAGCACAGCAGAAAATGGTAATTGACTATAAGCACTTAGCTACTGACGGCTGGGAAATGCCATCAGATATGTTAGCTGACTTGGAAAATGAGCTAAAATCACTACAAAAAGGCACTGGTATTCATAAAACCAACCTTCATGAAGATGATCCGATTTATTTGCTACGCCTAGCAATGGGTGAGAAGAATATTCCAGAAATGGCTAAGATTCTTGCAGAAAACGGCATGAAAATTGAAGATGGTCGAGTATTTGTAGATGACACAGATAAGAAGTACTGCAAAACTCAATCTGCATTCTGGAAACAGAACCAACAGATTCGTAAAATTCTTTTAAACTCACTATATGGTGCGTTGTTGAACAAAGGTTCTCGTTTCTTCGATAAACGTCTAGGACAATCAGTTACATTAACTGGTCGTAGCATGACTAAACACCTTGCAAGCAAGATTAATGAAGTATGTACTGAGACTTATGACCACAACGGCGGTGTAGTAGTATATGGCGACACCGACTCAGTATATTTCAGTGTTGCACACTACTATAAAGAGAACGATATGGAATTCAACCTATCGAAAGATGAAGTAGTTGAGCTATATCAAATGATTGGTGACACTGTAGGTGCATCTTTCCCTGACTTTATGGATAAAACCTTCAATACTGGTATTGAAAACGGTAAGATTGTAGGTGCAGATCTAGAAATGGTCGGTTCTCGTGGCTTATTCTTGAAGAAAAAGCGTTATGCGATTCTAAAATATTGGGAAGATGGTTTCCGTTTAGATGTAGATGGTAAGCCTGGTAAGATTAAGGCAATGGGTCTAGAGATTAAACGTTCAGACACACCAAAATACATTCAAAACTTCCTAGAAGAAACGTTACTTGCATTACTAATTGGTGAATCTGAAGAAGAATTACGTGAACGTGTTCGTTCATTCAAACGTGAGTTCAAAGATAAACCAAGTATCGAGAAAGGATCACCAAAAACTGTTAAGAACTATACCAACAAAGCGAAAGAATTCCAGGATACTGGTAAATGCTCAGTTGGACACGTTAAAGCAGCAATATATTGGAATAGACTTCGTGAATTGAACGATGATATGTCCGTTCCAGAGGCAACAGACGGTACGAAAGTAATTGTTTGTGACCTAAAACCTAATCCACTAGGAATTACTAAAGTTGGATACCCAATTGACTGTGCAGACTACTTACCAGAGTGGTTCATGGAATTACCATTTGATGATGACACTATGGAAACAGCAGTACTAACCAAAAAGTTAGGTAATATCTTCGGTATTCTAGATATGGATATTGGTATAACAGAGAAAAGTACCATCGAACTAAACACAGGTTTCTTCGATTGGTAATATAAGGAAAATATATGTCTAACATTTATGAACGCATAGGGAGAGCGATTTCTTCCTGTGGTGAGTACGATATTGTACGTGCTGAAACTAAAGAAGAAGTAGAAATTCTTGAAGGTTCAGGTTTCAAAAAGGTTGGATCAATGTTAGAAGGGGAGAAAGTTATCTCCCTTTATAAAATTGAAACCAAAACTATTGAAAAGATTGTTCAAGTGCCTATTGTTTCACCAACAATCAAACCATATCCACCAATTGACACTTCCCCTTGGGATAATATCAATCCGTGGAACAACAAACCTAATCTTCCAGGAATTGGTTCTCCTTGGGTAAGTACACAACCATATACTGCAACTTTCACTAACGATGATTTACCTGCATATGCATTGAAAAATGTAACTATTAGCATTGATGACGATAGTCTTGATTATAGTAAACTAAGCAACGTTATTTCTGACTTGCAGAGTTCAGTAACGTCTAGACAAAAAGCTGCTCGAACCCGAAACATCTAATAAAAATGAAACAAGCACATAAAATGTGGTATAATGTGCTTGTTAACAAAATGGAGAAATTAACAAATGGAATTACGTGACGTACTACGCGACCTAGTAACAACTACCTCTGGTATCGATTTTGATTGTATCGCTGTTTCAAGTGAAGATCGCGGTCAGGGTCAACGTGTTTACATGGAAGCTTATACAGCCGATAAAAACTTAGTAATGCGAGCATATACTAAGGAAGATGTACCTGAAGTTGTTGGTCGTTTTGGTATTGGTAATCTTGGAATGCTTCAAGGTCTATTGAACCTAAATGTCTACAAATCAGACAGTACAAAAATTAGTGTGAATGCAAAAGATGGCGTAGTTAAAAGCCTAACTTTCAATTCAGACGATGCAAATACTAACTACCTAGTTGTTGCGGAAAAATATATTCCAAACCAACCTCGTTTCACTGACCAACCATATGACGTACAGGTTACACCTAGTGCCGCAAAGGTTAATGAACTAAAAAGCTTCTCTGGTGTGTTTAAATCATTCTCTGCTTTAGTCACTCCCTTTACCGAAGATGACAGCTTATACTTCTACGTTGGTGAAAAGAATAAAAACAACCATACAGGTACTTTACTATTCTCTAAAACAGAAGGTGAACTAACTAAAGGTTATGGTTATCCAATTGACCGCGTACTTCAAGCATTAAACCGCGTATCTAATGCTGAAACTAAGTCTCTAGGTTTTACCAAAACGGGTATGTTAAACGTAACAGTAGATACTGGTATTGCAGTTTATAGCATCTACGTAAGTGGTGCTTAATTTTTAAGGGAACTTCGGTTCCCTTTTTTTAATTAAAGGATATAATTATGAGTACCCCACGCTTTATTGCAGATACCCATATGGGTCACCGCAATATCTGGAAATACCGCCCACTGTTTGAAAGTACTTTACATAATGACTTGTATTTTCAATATGTCCTTGCAGAAGTTTGTACTAAACGTGATACAATGTTCTTCTTAGGTGATGTTATCTTTGATGAAAAGTATCTGGACTTTATTAAAGAACTTCCTGGTAGTAAAATTCTCATCATGGGTAACCACTGTTCAGAATACATTCCTACTAAAAAACTATGTGAAGCATTCGACGAAGTTCACTCACTACTAAAGTACAAAGAGTTTTGGTTGTCACATGCACCAATTCACCCTGAAGAACTACGTGGTAAAAAGAATGTTCATGGTCATGTTCATACTGCATCTGTAAGTGGATTAGAGTATTTGAACGTATCGGTAGACAGTTCTTTCATGAACTTCTTTCCTAAAACACTACACGAAGTTCGGGTAGGTTTTGAGACAGTAAATAGTACACAACAAATCTTTGCGGGTGTTCCAGAAGAAAACTCGCTAAGTGCACTTGAGACTAATGCAGTTGCAAAAGCTCTATATCATAAAGCACTAGAAGATTCACGAAAAATTACTGTTTAAAAGGATTTAAAAATGCCACTATATACATATCGCTGTACTACTGAAGCTTGCGAACATTCTGTTGAAAAGATTGTTAAGATTGCAGATCGTGACAACCCACTAGATTGTTCTGAATGTAAAGCTGAAAAGTCTATGGAATTTGAAGCGTTTACTGCTGGTGATAAAGGTAGTAATTTATATTTCCGTGGCAACTTCTTTGCAAATACTGGCGGTTACTAATTTATTTTGAATGGAGTCAAAAATGAGTTTAAAAGCTATTAACGATTATGTGATTGTCGAACTAACTGACAATACACCAAAAACAACTAGTATTATTCTTACTAAAGTTGAGCCGCCATGTACTGGTACTGTAATTACAGTAGGTCCAGGACGTTTTCTAGATAATGGTGAGCGTGAAGAACATAACCTAGCAGACGGCGACGTTGTTGTTTTTGGTAAATCTTCACTAAATACTCCCCTAGAAGAAGATAACAAGATTTATTATGTTATGAAAATTGGTGATATATTTGGGAAGAAAAATGGCTAAGAGATTACTACCATTCTCTTTCTATCCGTCACATTGGGGTCTAAAGGGTAAAGCTAAAGAGCTTGCCCTAATTGATTTTCATTTTGAAGGATTGGAAGCAGATTTAAAACGTGCAGAGATTACTTGTTTAACTAAGTATGACTTGCAGAAGACACAAAACGAACTTCAATTTAAGCATGGGATGTTTGATGAGTTTTCATTTGAAGATAACAAAATCAAAATTGATTCAGAGCATCACGTAATTCCACCAGGTGAAGTAGCACTACGTCGCCTAAATTTGGAACTACAGTACAATAAGATTGATCAACAAGCTTATGATAAAGAATTCATCGAATTAATTAAAGATGAAGATAAGAAGTACTTAGCAGCATTGGATTATGCTTTGAAGTACAAAGGGATCACACAGAACGAATATGACAAAGAAGTAGCTACTTTCAATAAAGAGCCTTGGTTTGCATTCGATGTGGAATTTGATGAGGAAGCAAATGATATTATTATGTCATTTGACTACAATGAATATTTCTGGAAAAAACTTCGTTCTGAAGGTCATCCGGGAAATGACGAACATGAAATTATCGATAACTTTATCAGAGATTGGGGTCGGAAGTTAGCCACTGAAGATTACAGCGGTGACTACGACACAAAGTTAACAAGCGTAAACGACGAAATGAATCAAACGACTGGTTCTACTGATTTTAAGATTTACGAATAAAAAAAAAGGACAACATAATGTTGTCCTTTTTTCGTTTGTATCTATTAAATTGAAAGTGCAGGGATTGCCTTGTACACTTTAATCGCAAAGTTACCTGCATCAGCAGCGGTAGCAGAAGACATTAGAATGACTTCAGTAGCAGTAGCTGATAGCATTGGAACAGTTGTTAGATCATCAATTAGTAGACGACCTTCATCAATTGTACCATCTGGAACACCTTGGAATGAAGTAAGATCTTTATCAAATACAGCAGCACGTTCTACTAGGAAAGTAATCACGTTCGCATCTGCAACAGAAGCAGCAGCAGAAACACCCGATGGAGCATTTTTGAAGCCAGCAACCGCAACATCTTGTGCAGTTAGTGAAGTACTTAGAATAACAGCACGTTGCTGAACAATGTCAATCACACGTTTCACGTTAGTTTGTGCAGCATAAGCAGCAGTGTAATCAGCTTCTAGTGAAGCCGCTACGAAAGCGGTGCCGTCAACACGAACAACATGTTTGTCATTTAGGAAAGCTACGATGGTAGCAGTGTCGTCAGTGTTTAGGAAGCGTTGAAGTTCTACGAAAGAACATACAGCACCTGTAACTTTAACAACAACATTAGATGCACCACTGATAGCGATAGAAACTAGAGCGTTCTTACCGTAGAAATAACCTAGAACACCACTTTCAGAAAAACCATTAATACGTTCTAACATATCGTTCTCCCTATTATACTAGTACTGGTAGAGCAGCAAATACTTTGATTGCAACACCAGCAGCGTCAGCAGCAGAACCATCTTTCTTCTGGAATACACCAGCTTGAGCTAGGTTAGCAGCGATTTCACTTGCAGGATCTACTGTTAAAGCATAAGTAGCACCAGGCTTGTTAACTTGCTTATTGAATACGTCTTGACGTTCAATGATGTAAGTAATACCGAAAGAATTATCAGCAAGAGTACCAGCGGAACCGAAAGCGATTACGTTTCCACCAACAGTTCCGAAACCAGCAGCAGATGTATCAACATCATTTGATAGAGCAGAAGTAGTTACTAGAACTGCACGTTGTGCAAGAGCTTGAGCAATGATAAATTGGTTCTTCTCAGCAGCAGATAGTGCGGTCTGAGCAGCGTTATCACCAACTTCAGTACCGTCAGCAACAACCGCAGTAGCACCGATTTCAACATCGGCAGGTAGAGTTACAACAACAGTTACGAAACCGTTATTACCACCCCAATATTCGCGACTATTAGCAGACATACCATAGTTACGATCAAAAGAATTAAGACTCATAAGAAATCTCCTTGTCTAATTTGGTGCAGGCTTGTTGCCTGCTTAATGTTATTTATCATTTTCAATTCGTTCGTATTAATAACGAGTTAAAAATGGTATAAAGTGTTTATATGCAATTATTTATTTCTTTTATGAAACTGCATCCTAAAATGTGGTATAATGAAGGAAAATATGGAAATGGAGTTCCAAAATGAATAAAACTTACCTTTTAGTGGATACACAAAACTGTTTCCACCGTGCAATCAACGTGGCTTCACGTTCTTCTGACATATGGACTAAAGTCGGATTAGCATTGCACATCACCCTAAGTGGCTTGAAGAAAATGAATGACCAGTTCTCCGCAGACCATGTAGTTTTCTGTGCAGAAGGACGTTCATGGCGTAAAGACTACGACCCTTTCTATAAACTAAATCGTGTAGATAAAGCTGATTCCAGAACTCAGGAAGAAAAAGAAGAATCTCAGATTATGTTTGAAATGATTAACGATTTCCTAGACTTCGTTGATAACAAAACTAACAGTACTCTACTTCGTTCCTCTAAATGTGAGGCCGATGATTATATTGCACGTTGGATTCAAACCCATCCAGAAGATAATCACATCATTCTAAGTACTGATACTGACTTCCAGCAACTACTTAACCATAACGTTAAACAATATAATCCAGTACAAGAACAAATGTACACGATTCAAGGTATTTTTAACCTTAAAGGTGAATTAGTTACTGACAAGAAAGGTAATGCACTAGCTATTCCAGATCCTGAATTCATTCTATTTGAAAAATGTATCCGTGGTGATACTTCAGATAACGTATTCAGTGCTTATCCTGGTGCACCAATGAAAAGTACTAAGAAGCGTGTCGGAATTCGTGAAGCATATGATGATCGTATTGCACAAGGTTATGCTTGGAACAGCTTTATGAATACAAACTGGACTCGCCACGATGGTGAAGAAGTAACAGTACGTCAAATGTACGCACATAACCAAAAGTTAGTTGATTTAACTCAACAACCTGAAGAAGTCATTGCAATTATGGATGAACAAATCTTTGGTAGAGGACAAAAATCAATTCCAATGGTTGGTGTACACTTCTTACGCTTCGCAGCTAAGTACGAACTTATTCATGTTCAGAATTCACCTGAATCATACGTTAAATTGTTTACAAGTAAGGATGAATAATGGCTGTATTAAAGATTTTAACCGAATATTCATTCATTGTAGAAACTACAACTGGCGAAAAGATGGGTATTCTCGTCAATTATGACGAGGGTACTACTGAACGTAAGGGAATTGAGTTCTTTACGAGTACTGGTACATTGAAATTCGATTCTATGGCTGGTCTTGAAGAATTACTTGGTGAAAAGTTCACTTATGCCGAGATTGTCATTACTGACAGCACGAATGCTTCTAAAGCACTAGGAGACTACCCTATTAACGATACAGATACGATTATCGATATTCTATATGATGATCCATTAGGCATCGGTACTTTCAGGAAAAGTTCTCGCTCGAAAAAGCGTTTCTATCCTGGCTGGTGGTTAGTTCGAAGTGAAAATGGGTCATATCTACCTAGATTAACTCTAAGTACTGACATTTATGAAGAAAGAAACAATACCGAAGCACTTTATGGACCATTTAAGACCTATATGGACTTAACATACACCCAAAAGCAGCTTTAATTAGTACGTACCGTCAATTTGGCGGTACTTTTTAAGGAAGATATGAATTACTTAATAGAATACGACATTTGCAAACACTCTATTTTCTATTTTATGGAACAATACCTTAAATTAGAACTGCGTGATGAGCAATGTGATGTATTATCCCATATGTTGCACATGAAAAACGGCGATTATTCTGAAATAACGACCTTTAGACGTTTTGGTTCATCAACATTACTTGCAGTAACTGCATTATGGTTAGCTATGTTTCATCCAAGAACAAAAATAGCCTTTTGTACGAAGAACTATGTAGTACTAAAATTAGTGAAAGAGATTGTGTACAAATTACACAGTGATTTTGAGAATGCTATACCTGAACAATACAGAATACCTGAAGATAATGTTTCATCCATATCATTGAGAAGTATCGACCGAATAAAATTCACTAATGGTTCTGAAATAAACTTCGTATATAATGCTGATTACGGTATTCGTGGTAAATCAATAGACCTTTATCTTCTAGATGATTGTGATTTATCAGAATGGGTATTACTACATAACAATAGCAAAGTACTGAAACTTACTTCCTAACTGAAATTATTTTTTTAAATTGCTAAATAGTCTAGAAAACTCGCATGGAGTGAGATAGAGGAAATTAGCAATGTCACATAAAGACTTAAACACAGATATAGATGAAGAACTATATGATTATCTAGATGATGAAGATTATCTTGATGAGGATAGTGAAGAATATACGGTTATAAAGAAACCGAAAACCAAAGTTGAATATACTCAACAGATGGCAGACGAGCTAGAACGCTGTACTACCGATCCATTGTATTTTATTGAAAACTTTGTATATATTCAAACTGGTGGTGGCGAAGCGTTATTCAAACCTTTCCCGTACCAACGTGAAATGATCCAGAACTTCATCGATCACCGAAATAACATCATGCTTACTGCACGTCAGATGGGTAAAACTACTGTCGTAGCTGCATATCTATTATGGTATGCAATGTTCAACCCAACTAAAACAATTCTTTTAATGGGTAACGTACAGGCCGCAGCACAGGAAATCATGGATCGTATCAAGTTTGCATACGAAATGTGTCCTGACCATATTAGAGATGGTGTTACCAAATATAACGAACTTACAATCAAGTTCGAAAACAAGTCTCGTATTATTGCACGTGCAACAACCCCACAGGCTGCTCGTGGTCTAACTGTAAACTTACTATACCTTGATGAATTTGCATTCGTACAAGAAAGCTATCAATCAAACTTTTGGGCTGCTGTATCTCCGACATTAGCAGGTTCTAAAGGTGGTTGTATTATTTCCAGTACTCCTAACACCGAATATGATCAGTTCGCATCAATCTGGTTTGAATCACAGAATCATAGTCGTGAAGGTGAAAACGGTGTTATTGAACTAGATCCAATGGGTCCAGGTATCAACGATTTCCGTGGTATTAAAGTAACATGGGATAAACACCCTGACCGTGACCAGCGTTGGGCTGACGCAGAAGAATATAAACTTGGTTCATCACGTTTTCGTCGGGAATATAACTGCGAATTCGTAACTTACCAGGAAACATTAATTAACAGCGTAAAACTATCTGAAATCAAAAACCGTTATGTTCGTGATCCAATTGCGAAAACAGATGATGTTCGTTGGTTCAAAGAGATTGAGTACGGATGTACTTATGCTGTTGCACTAGATCCATCTGGCGGCACCGGCGGCGATGATGCTGCAATTCAGGTTTATGAATTACCTACATTACGTCAAGTTGCGGAATGGAAACATAACGGTACTAGTATTCCTAATCAAGTTAAATTAATGCACAGGATATTAACTGAGATTGCTGCTAGAATGGAAGAACGTGGTGCTCGTAATATTGAGGATCATTTATTCTGGTCAGTAGAAAATAACACCATTGGTGAAGCTGCTGTACTTGAGATTCAGAATCTAGGTATTGAGCGTTTCCCTGGGACTTTGATTAACGAACCTAAGAGAACAAGAACTGGTCGTATTCGTAAAGGTATGACAACTACTAAAGCAACCAAAAAGACTGCGTGTTTCCACATGCAAAAACTAATGGAAACCTTCAGGATGGAAGTTGCCAGTACTGAATTACACCGTCAGTTGAACGATTTCATCAAGTCAGGTATGAATGATGGTATCTATAAAGCTAAATTAGGTTGTAAAGATGACTTGGTAAGCTCAACACTATTGATAGTGCGTATGATTGATATTATCGCCAAATTTGAAGATAGAACAGCACAGGTTATTAGTGAAACTTTAGATGATGCACAGCTTTATCAGCCGTTATCTATACTTGTAAGCTATAATCGTTAATAAATATATCTATACAGATTTGAAGGAGAACGTCAATGAAACAAGGAGTTCTTTGTTCGGACATTTATAAAGTACTTGCTGCACCTTCGTATGGTTATCAGATTACAATGTTTGATACCGAAGGACAGGGAACAATCTCTCCATCAGAAGCTAAATGGTTTTATGTAATGCCAGTTAACTTCATGATTCAAGTACCTGATGTTGCCGAAACTACCATTAGACCAGAAGTTTATCTTTGGAAGTCTAGCGACGTAAAAGATGAACAAACAAAAGAAGTACTGGAGCGTATTAAAAGTACATCTAACCAGTACGGATACGGTTTTACAATTTATGATTTTGGAACAGGAAACTTACCTAAAAAATTCTCTCACATTGCAATGCGTAATATGGAAGAAACAAAGATTCAAGAATCTTTGATGGAAGGTTTAACTGGTTCAGCAATGCGTTCATACTATCAACTACCACGAGCTAAAATGGTAGTTGTTCACAGTATGAGAGTGCAAGAAGAAATTAGAGGTTCACGTACACGAAACGTTAAAGAAGTATTTGTTGAGTGTAACGGTGAACGTCGAAGAATGAGTACTAACAATTTATTTGCGGCGAAAGCTATGACTCATCACCTTAATGAAGGTGGTCAATGGGGCGATAAATTTAGTTCACATTTGGATTCATATTCTCAGGATTTAGAATCGCTAAAGCGTCTACTTTCTGATTTAGAAATTAGTGGCAAAGTTGTTCAGGCTAGTAAAACTATGCAGTACATCAACTCTATTAAAGATTTTCTAAAACGTTCGAGTACACCAAGGGGTTATTCCGATAGTATGCGGAGCCTAAGCTTAGTACCACGTGTAGGAAATAAGTACATCGATGACTACGCAAGTAAGTTAAGCTCTATGTCCGACGATGCCAATAATAACAGATGCTTTGCTCGTCATCATCTAATACAAGAATGTTCTAAACTACCAGCATACTTAAATACTGCTCAAAGTAATATTACTGGTGAATACGAACCAAAGGATATTAGTTCAGCGATTAAGAAGGTCTGTTTAGGCTGTGTTCCGGTTGACGGTGATTTTTCTATGGAACCATCTGACGAAGAAAACAAAGTACTACTATTTGGAAGCCAGATTTTAGAACTTGTACAATGCCCTATTATTAAGGAAGTATTGGAAAACATTTGTCATAAACCATATATGTTACCGCAAGATGCAGAGTTCATCATAGCATTGGGTAATTCAGTACTAGGGCGTAATCGTGCTAAGAAAGAAGTACTCATTGAGCCGGAAATTAAACAATTAGAAGAATGGGCTAAAGGAGGCGAATAAGCCTCCTTCCATAAAGAAAAATGAAACGTTTATCACTTTTGTGGTATAATGTAGATAGATTTGAGGCAACTCAATTAGTCAGCACAGACTTAAAAGCCGTTTTTTATTATTATTCGTTGGCAATTAGAGCCACCCGATAATAAGAAAAATGAAACGCCACGGAATAATGTGGTATAATATGATAGTCAACGGCATGGAGCCGAAGACAAATAGCAAATTAAACAAAGAAACAAAGAAGCAAATTGATAAGGAAATCAAAAAATGGCATCATTAGCAGAAATTCGTGCATTACTAGCGGCTGAAGCGGCAAAAGCTGAAGCAGCAAAAAGTGGAACATTCACCGGAAATGGTCAACCTGACGCGTTTCTAGCGTTCTGGAATATTCCTGAAAACCAAGATCTAAATCTACGTTTTCTACCAGACGCAGATCCAAACAACACTTACTTCTGGCGTGAGCGTGAGATGATTAATCTTACCTTTAACGGCGTTAAAGGTGTTCATACCGATAAGGTACGTCTACAGGTTCCATGTAACGAAATGTGGGTTCCAAATTCTTGCCCTATTCTTACCGAGATTCGTCAATGGTATAAAGTAGCAAAAGAAACTGGTAACGAAGATCTTTCTAAACAAGCATCATCTTACTGGAAAAAGAAAACTTATCTTTTCCAATGTATGATTGCACCAGGTTCAGTTGAAGTTAAAGACGACAACGCACCTGAAAATCCAATCCGTCGTGTTCTAGTGAACAAAGATTTGTTTGAAAAAATCAAATCTATCATTTTGAATCCAGATGTGGCAGAACTACCAACTGATTTTGAACATGGACGTGATTTCCGTGTAATCAAAACTAAGAACGGTGGCGGTTTCAATACCTATGACTCATCTCAGTTCAAATTCTCAGAGCGTCCACTAAACGGTGACGAACGTGCAGCGATTGAACAATATGGTCTATTCACTCTAAGTGAATTCATGCCAAAACAACCAACTCCAGAAGAATTGAATGCGATTCGTGAGATGTTCGAAGCATCTTGTAACGGTGAAGCATACGATCCGGCTCGTTGGGCTGAGTTTTATCGTCCAGCAGGTGTCCAAAAGCCAGCAACTGGCTCAAGCAATACCGCTCCAACTACTCCAGCAGTAGCAGCACAGGCTCCAGCAAAAACTACTCAAGTAGTAGCAGAAACTAAGCCAGCAGCAACTGAAACAGCAACTGTTGAAACTGCTCCAGCAGCAGCGGCACCAGCAGCAACAACCGCAAAACTATCTCCAGCAGAGCTAGTTGCTAAGCTAAAAGCTAAAGGCGGCTAATTAAGTAGTAAGTAATAAATTAAGGCCAAGGATTGGCCTTAATCATTTTCATGGAGAGAAATATGAAGAATTTTTCAGCAGGTCTTGCAGGCATTATCAAAAACAGTACAGCATCAGTTAAGAAAAACTCTGGTGTAAGTATCGGATTCCACGATCCTGATACTTGGATTAGTACTGGTAATTTCGCATTGAACTATCGCATCAGCGGTTCCTTTGATAAGGGTATCCCTCTAGGCAAAGTAACTATGTTTGCGGGAGAATCAGGTTCAGGCAAATCTTTTATCGTATCAGGTAACATTATCCGTGAAGCACAGAAACAAGGTATCTTCGTTGTCTTAATCGACTCTGAGAATGCTCTAGATTCTGATTGGCTACATGCACTAGGCGTGGATACTTCAGAAGATAAACTACTTAAGATGAACATGGGTATGATTGGCGACGTTGCTAAATTCACTTATGAATTCATTGAAGGTTATCGTAAAGATTATGAAGATGTACCACGTGATGAACGTCCTAAAGTACTATTCGTAATTGACAGTATCGGTATGTTGAATACTGAAATTGCAAATGACCAAATGAAAGCTGGTAACCTAAAAGGTGATATGGGTCACAAGCCTAAACAACTTAAAGCTTACATTACAAACTGTGTAAACAGTATCGGAGCATTAAACATTGGTATGGTATGTGTAAACCACTCATACGAAAGCCAAGATATGTTCAATCCAGATCCGAAAGTGAGTGGTGGTTCCGGTCTAGTATATGCATCATCTATTGTAGTAGTGATGGGTAAACTAAAACTAAAAGAAGACGAAGATGGTAATAAAACATCAGAAGTCAACGGTATTCGTTCTAAGTGTAAAGTAATGAAGACTCGTTATAATAAACCATTCGAAGATGTAGAAATCAAGATTCCTTGGAATGAAGGTATGAACCCTGTAAGCGGTCTACTTGATATGTTCGAAAAGTATGGTCTGATTGTTAAATCAGGTAACCGTCTATCATATGTTGACATTGACACTGGTGAGCAAGTACTACAGTATCGTAAAGATTGGGTACAAAACACTAATTCATGTCTTGATCTAGTAATGGGTCAATTCAATCGCCATCCACTAATTTCTCATGTTACTGAAGAAGAAAAAGGTGATGAAGAATTCGGTGCTGACATTGATCTACCAGATGAAGAAGTAACCGGAGTATAATAATGGCAAAAGCATGGCACTGGATTATCAAAGATGATAAATCCAAAATACTTGATATGGTAGAATTCTTCGAAGAAGAACTTGAAGAAGCCCGTAGAGAGATTAAACAAATTGGGTTGATTGAACAAATTGCTCAAAAGTTGCCTGCGTTCCATGAATTACGCTTCAGCCAATTCCAGCAGGTCGAAGCAGTCCTTGAAATACTTGAAATCGAGATGAAACAACTCGAATCTGAGAAATTTAAGAATCTTTTAGAGCACTACAAACGTGCTCTATCAAGTGCAGACTGTAAGAAGTATGTTGATGGAGATCCTGACGTAGTTGCATTATCACAATTGATTGCAGATGTGTCATATATCAGAAATCAATTGGCAGGCGTAGTAAAATCGTTAGAGATGAAAGCATATCAGTTAAACAACATCGTTAAATTGAGAACTGCTGGTATCGAAGACGCAAGATTAGATTAATTTTAAGGACGCTTATTGCGTCCTTTTTGTTTTTTGACAGGAATTTATGGATAACTTAGAAAACTTTTATAAAAATGTTTTGGTAATTGATACTGAAACCACTGGAGTTGACGATATTTCGGAAATTATTGAATTCAGTGCTTCCTTCCCTGAAGGTTCAGATGATTCATTCGATGATGTAGTCAATTATACCGAACGATTCAAACCACTTGCCGATATTCCGGCAGAAGCTTCAGCAATTCACTTCATTACAGCCGAAGATTTAGCTAATGAACGTACCTATGATACCGGACACGGTGACTTTTACCCATTCTTTGAACTAAAACAGTACTTTGTAGGACACAATGTGCAGTTTGACCGCAGAATGCTAGTAAAAAATAGCGAACGCTTTGATAGTACTGAATTTGCCCCTTTCATTGATGATTTACGTTGGATTTGCACACTTAAACTAGCAAAGAAACTATTTGCTGAAGACCCTGAGTTTAAAAACTTAACTCTAAGCTTCTTGTGGTTTAAATTCGGTCTTCATAAGACTTGTGAACGTAAAATCATTCCCCACAGTGCTCAAGATGATGTTTACATGACATATAAGGTACTTGTACACCTAGTAAATATAGCGATTGAACGCGGTTTGATTGATACCAATAAGGAAATTGGTTCTCAGGTCGTAGCATTAGCTAATACTCCAATTTTGTACAGTACTATGACTATTGGTAAGCATAAAGGTATGATAATGTCAGAAGTACCTCAGAATTATCTAACATGGATGATTATGAATATGGATGTACTAAATCCTGATATGCCAAACTTTGATGCCGACCTAGCACATACAGTCGAATTTGAAATTACCCGCAGGATGGATGATGGTTTAATCGCGTTAGATGAACAACCACATTAAGATATAAAATAAGGAACTCAAGGATGAGTGGAACTTGTAAGTTAATACTTCAGGATGAAGTTAACTGTAAATTTGAGGGGCTTGCTCCTAATATTCGTCAAGAAATGATTCGTAAGGTTTCATTCACACTACCATATGCAAAATTCACCCCAGCAGGCCGGATGGGTCGCTGGGATGGTAAAGTGAACTTTATGAACATAGGTGGTAGTACTCACTATCATATGTTAGACCAGTTACTACCTATTCTTGAAAAACATGATATAATGATTGAAATCGAAGACCAACGTATTCAACACAACTTCGAGTTCGAAGCGATTGATGAAAACATTTTCGATTACGTCGAATTCCCTGCTGGTCACCACATGGAAGGTAAAAAAATCATTCTACGTGAACATCAGGTAAATGCTGTAAATACGTGTCTTCAAAACCCACATGGTTTACTACTAGCAAGTACTAGTTCAGGTAAAACATTAATTACCGCAGCTATGTCCAAGAGTGTTGAGAAATATGGTAGAAGTATTATCATCGTTCCAAACAAAGACCTAGTACAGCAGACCTATAATGATTATGAAATGTGCGGCCTAGATGCTGGTGTGTTTTATGGTGATAAGAAAGAACTTAACCACCAGCACACAATCACTACTTGGCAGTCATTAAACTCACTATGGAAGAAAACAAAGAAAGGTGAATTAGAACTAACCGAACAGGATGTGCATGACTTTATTAGTGGAGTTATAGCAGTAATTGTCGATGAAGCACATACCAGTGCAGCAGAAGCATTACATGCCGTACTTGGACAAGTTATGTGTAATATTCCTTTGCGTTGGGGATTAACTGGTACAATACCAAAAGATCCGGTTCTAGCCGCAAAGATTAAATGTAACGTTGGTGATATAATCTATACAATATCAGCGAAAGAGTTACAAGACAAACAGATTCTTAGTACATGTAATGTAAACTGTATTAAGATGAAAAGCAAAATGAAGTTCGCAGACTATCAGGCAGAGTTAAAGTACTTAGTTACTGATAGAGATCGAATGAGTTATGTTGCAACTTTCATTGCAGCAATTGCAGAAACAGGTAACACCCTAGTCTTAGTCGATAGATTGGAAGCAGGTGAATTACTATGTGAATTCTTAGGAATTCCAGTTTCAGAATTTGTCCGTGGAAATACCAAAAAGAAAGACCGTGAAGCATCTTATGGTGAAATACGTTGGGCTGATAACAAAATACTAATTGCTACCTATGGTGTTGCAAGTACAGGTATTAGTATCAGTCGTCTATATAATGTAGTACTAATCGAACCTGGGAAGAGTTTCGTTAGGACTATTCAGAGTATCGGTCGTGGATTACGTCGAGCAGAAGACAAAGACCACGTTGAGATTTATGATATTTCTGGTTCTAATAAGTACAGTGCTAAGCACCGTCGAGAACGAATCGCATACTACAAAGAAGTTCAGTATCCTTATGTCGAAATGGAAGTAGATAATTGGGAAAATATGGAATGATTTGGAAATTTGTGATATAATATAGACATACAGAATAAAAGGAAATTTTGAAATGGAACTTCGATCAAGTATCGCTTTTATTGGCGATTCTGAAATTTTGGAGATTATTGATACCCTAATATCGGAAGAATCACTAATCGACGACATGGTATCTTCACTAGATTTTATTGCAGATCTAGAAACGGAAGATACATATGTTTACCGCTGCCAAGCAGATGATGACTCGTGGGTTAATATCTACGACATTAAAGCACGTCTTGATGCTAAATTCGATAAAGAACACAAGTACGATATTATCTATGCCAGTTCTGATGCTAAATCTTACATTGATGTAATTAGCTTCACTGGTAATTTTGATGTGTACCTTGATACTGATGTTGATAAAATCCAAGAATTGTGTGAAACCTATGGATTGGAGTTCTACGGCTGTATTGATGATGATGAAGATTATTATCAAGATGATGAAGACGAAGACGACAATTACTATTAAGGAAGTCACATGAATGTACTAACCCCTGAAAACCAATCTTTTGAAATGGATTTGGTAACTGATACCATCCCTGAAGAAATGTATTGTGTATTAGATTTAAGCTCAGTAGAAGATGCTGATTATTATTTCAAACATATCCACAACACCGTTTCTTTCAATAGTATCAGTGCAGACCTCCAGATTGGAAATCACATTGTACAAGTACCGTTAGGATGGCAGATTTTGCTAGGCGACGAAGATACTGGTATGATGGAAATGTGTACCATTGAGAATATTTTGAATATGAAAGATCCACGAGCGTTTGTGTATAACCCAATCCGCTCCATGTATCCACGATATGAACCAGTTAAAGTCCTACGTGTGTTTACACTAACCACTAAATGGCAAATTCCAATGCTACCAAAGAAAAACTTACTTGCAGTACCTCTACACAATGGCAAGAACCCACCGTGTGTGTACTTTGCAGATGAAAACGAAAAAATCCAAGATTTATTTTTAGGAATTGGTGAATAATGTTCGATTTTAGTGGTCTACCAATCGCAACCGAAGAAGAAGATTCAAGTACTGGTGCAAATACCAAGTTAGATATGAATCTTCTACTCGAAAAGATTGACATGGCTGATTATGATTACTTTGACACATTAAGTGATAAAGAAAAGAAGCATTTCCAACCATATATAGTATTACGTTGGGTTAGTTCACTTGATGATTCAGTTCAAGTAACTTATAATGCTCGAAAAGTAGAATCAATCTTTGGTAAATGGTCATCAGGTGGTAAAGATGCACTAAATGAACTAAAGGATGAGTTTAACAGTACTGGTGCAGGAGTCTGCATCAGTGCAGCTAAGTATGAACACGCAAAATACGATTGGCGTATCAAGTTCGCAGTACAAGACCGAGCATCAGCAGATGCTTTGATTGCAACTATGCAAGAATTTGGTATTGGTGGATCTGAAATCATTTCATTGATTGACAGCACCACTATTAAGTTCCATTTGATTATGCTAAACGATATGGTAAACCAAGATTTTTGGGATATGAAGAATCACCCTGAATTAGTTTATCAACTGATGTGCTCCGTATCAGAAATGATTGGACCACAGAAACGTGCTCATAACTGGTTGCCACACTGTAAAGGAATTAAGAACGTTGATAAGACTCTATTCGAGATTATCAAACGAACACAATCTGAGTATACTGCTGTTCAATTAACTGAAGCAGAATACAAAATTTTATTGTCAGGCTATACCAAAGATACCTTTGAGGAATTGCTTAAAGACTTAGGATCGTCTGAACAAGAGGTAAAATCTCTTTTAAAACAATTCAAAGCAGAAAGTGAAAAATATGGCAAAAAGTAACAAAGGGGCTGCTAAAGCCCCTACTTATGAATGCAGATTTTGTGGAAAATGTTATAAGCGTGAGGATACAGTACTTACTCATGCTTGTATTAAGCGTGACCGATACAACGACCGTGAATCACGTTTAATGCGTGAGGCATTTCGTTTGTATATGCTTTTTATGGAAGCACACAAGTTCCAGATGAAGAAGAATGAAGAACCGTTGATGCAATTTATCAAATCACGTTACTTCAATGACTTCTATGAATTTGCTCAGTACATTTTAACTAATGATATTCTAAATAAGGAACAATTCATCACTCATGTGTTAACCAGTGGACTAACTGTTTACGAATGGCGTTCGCATAAGACATATGAAGAATGGGTTATTAAGAATATACGTAATGAACATCCTCGTCGTGGAATAGAACGTTCAATTAATGCGTTAGTTGAATGGGGAGTAGCCACAGATAATGAATGGGTAGATTTCTTTGAAAATGTAAGTACTGAACGTGCAATATTATGGTTTGAAACTGGTAAGTTATCCCCTTGGATAATTTATACTGCGTCACCAGAAAGTGGTAACAAACTACTTAATCGTTTCTCAGACTCTGAGTTAGATTACTTAGTTAGATTCATTGACCCAACATATTTCAAGATTCTTCAAATCCGTTATAACGATGAAGTTATGGATATAAGAAATTTACTTGTTGAGGCAGGACTATGAACAAAGGAATGTATTCATCTGTACCAGATGAAAAGTTTGCACAAAAGAGTGCAATTTTAAAAGATAGTGCTGAATCTAAGTTGAACATGGTTCAACGAGGTTCGGTAACAGAAATCACTTTAGGTGGGAGAACTTTTCAAGTTTCCGACCCAAAACGTATCGAGCAGACTGTCACTATTCTTAAGAATCATGAAGAAGCAATGCATACCATGAGACAGAGATTAAAAGAACAGCACAACGCTATTGCAGTACTGCTACAAGAAATTCAGACACTAAAGAATGATGTACAAAGACTGAAGGAAATTACGAATGGATATGGATCACAAGAGTACAACGGATACTAATTATCGTAAAGCTAGGACTGATATTGATATTGACTTCAAAGATGGAAAGTCAGTTATCCAGCAATTACCATGTACTCGAAGTGTTGAACGAATTACTGAAGATGGCTTAATTGCACATAACAGTGGTGTTCATTTTGATAATATACCAGTAGATCCGATTAGTGGTCTTGCAAGTATTCAGTACAAAGAAGCCGAAAGATTAGGATACCAAAAAGTTGATATTCTTTCTCAATCGGCATACGAACATGTACGGGATAGGGATCACCTGAAGGAGTTGATGAACAAAGAGCCGGATTGGGATCTATTACTCGTACCGGAATTCGTGGAAGAATTATCTCAAATCAAAAAGCATATTACATTACTTAATGTTTGGCGTCCACGCAGCATCGATGAGCTTGCAATGTTTATTGCAATGATCCGTCCTGGAAAGCGTCAGTGTCAGAGTATGAATAGTTGGGATGAGGTTGAGCAGGTTATTTGGGATTATGATAGTATTGGGCTAGACGCAGAGGGTAAGAAGTTACGTTACTTCAAAAAGCCCCATGCTTATGCATATAGTTTAATGATTGTTGTACAATTAAATGCACTAGTAGAATACATTATTTCTTCTTCTTGAGTGCAACATTGCGGCGTTTGATTCGTTTGGTTGGTAGATCACTTAGCGAGATTACTGGACCGGAGTGAACCTTCACTTGGTCAGTATTAAAACGTTTGGTAAAGGGTTCAAATTTTTCCATTTCTTCTTGCATAAACAAGCAAATCGGAATAGTTCGATTACTTTGCCACCACCAGTTATTCGCTAATAGCAAGAGTTCTTCCTGATGGGCTTCATCCATTTCAGAGAAACAATACAAAGTCATGTATTGTTTACTCTTAATTTTGATGATCCCATAATAGATTACCTCGTCGTGCTCTATGACCGTCACGAACGGATAAGTTTTGTGTTCATTCATAGGACTTCCATAAATATTGTTATTGATAATATATATTATTTATAGAGGTTAAACATGGCACATCACGGCGTTTACATGTATCCTTATAACAATGAAGTTTCTTTAGGCAATTTCAATATGCCTTTTAACAACGAGAAGCTTACGATTTATAGAGGTGCAAACAATCCAGTCAGCTTTACAATACATAATGCTGATGGGAAATATACATTGATTAATGATAATCAATACCTTGTCTTCAGTATCTATGATGCTCGTAACGATACTCGTATCTTTGAAACAGTACTCGATAAGATTAAACCATCATGGGTTTCAGAAGCTGGGCAAGCACGACCAACAATTAATAACAAGCAGAAAGTTTACTACGGCTGTATTGTACCTGCTGGTGTAATTCAAGACTTGAGCGTAGGATCTAAGTACCGTTGGAGTATTACTAAGGTTACAATGGATGGAAGTCTATTTGAACCTACCGAGTACTTATATACTGGTTTAGGATATGAGGCAAGTTCAGAACTAATTATTAGTAATCTGGCTTCTCCTACATTCACACCAAGTCAGGAAATCAGTGCAGATAAAAATCCATCATGGTTACCTATTAAAGATAAAGAACAAAAGCCTATTTCAAATGGTGTTGTTGGTGATTTTGATGTAATGCACAGCTCTCCTATAAGAGCAGATGCACAATATGGATTAGTTGACGGCTTAAGTACTGTTGCTTATTATTTCCATAATTTTATTGGACGCATTCAATTACAGGGTTGTCTATTAAACGAAACTCCTAAAGATGCTGAAGATTATAAGTGGTTCATTCTTAAATTAGATGGTAAAGACTATATCGAAAATAACTTCGATCCTAATGGGATTCCAATTCCTATTGATGGTATAAGGGCTTTCAATTTCCGTGGACAATTAATGTGGGTGAGAGTTGTTGCTCTAATTCCACCGATTGTTCAAAATTTTCCACCTAATATAGTCAAGAAAGACTATAACCCATTGAATACGGTTCCTAAGATTTTGATCCGTAGATAAATGAAATACTTAAAATAATTGTGGTATAATATTCGTAGTACTGACACAGACATAGGATATGAATGATGAATCAGATACAAGGTATTATATCATCAATTATGAATGATCCGGCACCAATCATGGAACGCTGGAATCAACACAATTGCCCTGCCTGTATATTCAGAGGGCAATCAAGACCCGATACAAAAGGTCGTGGAAACCATATGTTTCGAAATGATGGTTCCATTACCTATAACTGTTTCAACTGTCACCTTAAAACCGGATGGTCACCTGGTAGATACTTAAGCCGCGATATGGAAACGTTGCTTAATTCTTACGGTGCATCAGATAAAGAATTAGCTGCAATTAAGCTGATTGCTAAAGAAATGGTTGAAAGTGGTGAATATGAAGTTCAGGATGTATCTGCTTCTAAATTATACCAAAAGATAGTACAAAGAGAATTGCCATCAGATGCAAAACCATTTTTAGAGTGGGTGAATATGGATAACATACCACCGGACTTTATCAAGGTTATTAATGCTGTAAATGACCGCAATCCTTATTTGTTGGACTTAGATTTATATTGGAGTCCGTCTAAAGAATTTTATATGTTTCAACGTTTCATAGTTCCATATTATATGAACGGTAACATTATCGGTTATACCGCTCGTCATATTGATAAAGATAGTCAGTTCCGTTATCGCAATCAAGTTAGTACGGGCATTTTTTATAACTTTGATTTGTTGAATGACGACAGAATACAAACTATTCTCGTCGGTGAAGGGCCAATAGATGCTGCTCTAATGGGTGGCATGGCGTCAAATAACTACTTCATGAGTTCGTCACAACTTGAGTTGTTACACAAGGCTTCTGAACGTGGTAAAAATATAGTTATTGTTCCTGATCGTGATAAGGATGGTTTAGTCACTATCGAACAAGCTATAGATAACGGATTCAGTGTAGCAATGCCTGATTTCGGAACAGTACGTGATGAAAATGGAATTCGTCACATAAAGGATTTTGATGAAGCATGTGCTAAGTATGGTAGGTTGTTCTGTTTACAGCTACTGCATAAAAGTATATATACTGATAGATTCGACATAAGAGTACAAACAGACAAATGGATTTGAGGTTTTAATGGCAGCTAACACGGACGTAAGAAAATACGACATTCAATATCAACTATATCTTCTCTCGCAGATTTTTAGTACACCGGACTTATATGTTAGGTGTAAGAATGTCCTAAAGCCTGAATACTTTGATAAGGAATTCGCACCAAGTATTCAATATGTACACGATTATTCAAGTAAGTACAATGTTGCTCCTACGCTAAATGACATTAAACATAACGCAGATGGCGTTTATTCTGAAACGCCAGTACAAGAACTTAATCAACAGGCGGTTCTTGATAGTGTTGGTGAATTCTGTCGTCATAAAGCACTTGCTCTAGCAATTCAGCAAGGAATGGAACTTGTTAATCAAAAGCGTTACGGTGGAATCGAAGAACTAATTCGTGAAGCTATGCTTGTAACTGTTCAAAATGATTTGGGTTTGGACATTTATGAGAATCCTGAAGATGTAATTAGCTCACTAGCTGATATGCAGGGTAGTTTTAAATCTGGATGGGAAACTCTAGACTTTAAATTATTCGGTGGCTTCGGTCGTCAGGAACTAGAAATTTTTGCTGCTGCATCCGGTGGTGGTAAATCAGTAGTACTACAAAACTTAGCAGTAAACTTCAGTAAAGCTGGTCTAAATGGTGCGTATATCTCACTAGAACTTGCTAAAGAACTAGTAGCAGTACGTATCTATGGTATGATGGTTGATACTGCTCAGGGTCGCGTTAAGGTTGATATTAGCGAAACTGCTGCTAAGGTAAAAATTGAAGAAAAGAGTAACGGTAAATTACGTATTCACCGTTTACCTGAATCTGTCAGTACTGTAAACGACATTGAAAGTTATATTCGTGAATTACAGATTAAAACTGGCGTTAAACTTGATTATGTTTGTGTAGACTACCTTGATCTATTAACTTCTGATCGTTGTGGACCGAATGATAAATCAAACGCATTCGTAAAAGATAAGTTCGTATCAGAAGAACTACGTGCACTTGCGATGAAAATGGATTTAACCGTATTCACTGCTTGTCAGTTCAACCGTAGTGGTGTTAGTGGTGAAGATACTAAGAGTCAGGCACAGATTGCAGGTGGTATTTCTAAAATCTATACCGCAGATAACGTAATCTACATTGATGCACGTAAAGAACGTGGTGAAATGGTCTTTGACTTCCAAAAAACTCGTAACAGTTCCGCAGTAGGTTCCAAACTAATCATGTCTTACGATATTGATTCATTGCGTGTTCTAGATCACCCACAAACAGTACAGGAAATGGAAATTAACACTTCATTCCGTCATAGTGGTAAATTCAGAGTAGGTAAAGGTGGAGTAATGGCTACACCAACATTACCAGGTTCATCAGGTCTAAGTGCGTTGCAAAACAAACTAACCAGTGTTACATCAAAACCTAAAACACCAGAACCAGAACTTGCAACTACTCAAAATATGAACAGTACAGATTCTTCAGACATAAATACACCAAAGGCTCAAGACAAAGTTTCTCATATGCGAAACTTTTTGAATGGTAGGATGTAATTATGTCAACTAACAAGCACAATCTCTTAGATAGTATAATGAACTATACTTCTGATAAGGATAAATTACAGAGTTTAGGTAATCGTGCAGATCATGCTATAAATTCGATTATCAATCTACTTGATAGTATCGAAGAAGAATTTGATGAAGAAGAAGCCGAGGATTTAACTCGTCGGCTTTATCTGAGTATTAAGAACCGTGATTATCGTAAATTCGAAAAGGGCTTAGAGAATATTGCTCTTAGTGAAAAGCGAAAGAACAAAGGTAATTAATATGAAAAATAAAAAGATTAACGAGAATGCATCTTCAGGTGCAACAAGTGCTGGTGGGATTGCATCAGTATCCAGTGGATTTCATTTTCCATTGGTAACCCGTTTGCCTAAATCTAACTTCTTCGGATACAAAGAATACAAGCAAGATAAAAAGAAAAAGGACTAACATGATTTCTTATACATTTTATACAATCAATACGGTAATTGATATTGGTGATGGTCTTACACCTCCTATCGTGGATGGAACATTTACTGGTGCAATGAACTTATCGAGATTGATTGAATGTGTTATGGAATTTGATCGTCCTATGATGGTGAGCGTTGCAAAGACTGAAGTTGACTTAAGCAAAAACAACAATTCATCATTCTATAATTTACCTTCTTCGTGGGGCGAATGTATTGTAAGTACTTTTAAATTCGCTCTACCAATGAACGTAGACATTAAGGTAATGGGAGTTCCGTTGGTTTTACCAACTGATGTAAATGGAACACGCTTAACTAAATTTAATAACACGACTTCTGAACGAAATATCAGTATCACAAAGCAAACCTTTTCCCGTACATGATAAATATCATCATGTACAGAAAAGGTTTTTCTTTTTGGAGATAATATATGGATATACAACAAACTGCACAAGAACTACAAAAGTTCGCTGATGCAAACGGTTTGCAAATGGATGTGAGCCAAGCACTAAGTGAAATGGATGCTGGTGATTTCGTGGAAATCAATCAGGCAATGGATAACTCGGATAACCGTGCTATCATGCAAGTACTGCAACGGTACAAGGCAAGAATGAGTGAAAGTCATAAACTTTTCACATCAACAAAAATTAATGAATCAGCAGAAGTAAGTTCTTTGAATAAACTAACTGTCAATGAACTTGTTGGTTTCTACAAACGACATTGTGCATTTGCGTTACGTGAGAATTCACACTTAACTCTAGCTGAAATCAAGACACTTGTATTTGATGAATTGAATGAAGATTTAGCAAGTACTCTAAGTGCGAACCAGATTAATAAGCAAAATACCTCTACTCAACAGACGCAGATTAATCCACAAACTGCTGCTAAGTTGAAACAGGCACAACTACAACAAAACGCAAATAACCAGAACTTTAAAGTTACCGTTCCTGGTCAATCTTCAGGTAGTACTGAACTTGAGCCAGTAGTAGGCGTTGATGTTGGTCCAACAACTGACCAAACATTAGTAGTTACCAAAGATCCATCAAAAGCAAACCAATTAAGTGTATTTGGTCTTGATGATGTTGAACCAGTACAAGAAGCTGAATACGAAGAAAACGATTCAGAAGATACTATGGCACCACCTGATGTTGATCATCTTGAGAATTCAAGCTCACCGTTGACCAACCACAATCCAGGCTTAGGTGATTTAGCACAAGCTATTGGTGACATTGAAGGTTCAGACGAAAATACTTCCGGTGAAGAATCAGTTGAAGGTAATCATGCAATGGATAACGCTGATGAAGTACTTTCACAGATTATTGACTTCTGTTCGAGAATGAGAGGTAAGTAATGAGATCAGTAGATACAAAGAATGGTTACTCTATTATTGTATCTAATGAAGAATATCGTTTGATTAAAAAGGTTGATGCTAATATTCGCGTACCAGTAGAATCACTAGGTGAGTACTATCAGGAGTTGGGTTCAAAACTCGTATCTCGTGGAGTATTAAATATAGATGAAGATGGTGACACTGAATATTACGTATCAATTAAAAGGAGTAAGCAATGAGTGAAGATTTTGGAGAATTCCAACACAGACAGGACGGCATCAACTTAATGTCTGATATTATGTCTGCGTTTGATGACATTGAAGAAGGTCGAGCTGTCACTAAAAATACAAGATTAGCTGACGGAAGTACTTTCGAAAATGATTTTGCACGAGTCAACCTTGCTGAAACAAAAAACCTATTACATTCATTACAGGAAGTAACAGGCGAATACGGTAATCTTCATCAGGAAGATGCACAGTTTTATGATCAGGGTGGTTTTATGGATGAATATTCCAATGACCTTGATAGTGTATACGGTAATTATATACCAGAAGATGGCGAGTCTTTTATTGAAGACCCTATCCAAGTAAGAATGCGTCAGGTACAGCCAGAACGTACACAGCAATCATCGGCACCCGTACAACAAAATCGTCCATATCAACCAGGCTTGCATTGGTCAATTATGGAAGAAAATGTAATGGGTATGAAGAATGCAAAAATGTACAGTATCAAGTGTAATGCAACCAATCAGGTTGTTCTTGATAATATTATGATGTATGAATCTGCAATCGCATTGCGTAATCTTTTAAACGCTGGAAAGACTTTAACTGATACTAAAGTACTAGGTATTATCAGTTCTGGTATTCAATATACCAAAGTTGTGCAAGAAGCAATAAATGCTGCGAAGCAACGCCAGAATGTACTTAAAGAATCTAGGTACGATAAGGCACAAGAATTGGATGTAGTTATTGCTGAACATAAAAAGAAAGCAAGCGACTTACGTACAAAAGTAATGAACTTCTTAAAAGAAGAAGGTTTCATAACTAAATAAGGATATAAATTTCATTTATAAGGAAATAGTAAATGTCAAAGAAATTTCAAAAAATGATGGAATCCGGTAGTCGTGTTGAAGCTCTAAACTTGGTTCATCTTAATGAATCAAACATCGAAAAAGCTGAAATCGTACTAGCAGTTAAGGGTGAAATCGTAGATAAACTACAACGTCAAGCTGAAGTTATTAATAACATGGGTGTTGACGTACTAGGTCCACTATTGGATCGTATTAAAGCTGAACACGGTTTGGAATCAGCAGAAAGTTTCCGTAATAACATCAGCGGTCTATTAGACCATGCTGTTAAAACTATTATGGATGTTAAAGACAAAATCAGTACCGAAACTCTAAAACTAACTGGTGACATTACGTCTGCACCTGAAGTTGCGGATTTAGGTTCTTCTGATGAAGGTTCATTTGATGATGTAAACCTAGATGTTGGTGGTGATGATTTTGATTTTGAATCTGATGCAGATCTTGATGACGCTGAAGGACTACCAGAGCCAACTCCAATTGATCGTGAGATGAAAGAATCTGCTACCCCTAAACGTTTTGGTATTCAACTAGAGAGTACTAAAGGTTCAGTAGGTAATAAGTACTTCAACTCTAAATCAGAAATGAATCAGTGGTTAGCTGAAAACCAGAATAAGATCGCTAAGGTTCTTAAGATTCTAAAATAATTGGAGGTAACATGAGGTTTAACCAAATAACCGAAGATGCCCCAGGTAAAGACATACGGAACATGATTAGTACTATTGCACTATCTCTCATTGCTACTGGTCGTGAGCAAGTTAGTGTTCAATCATTGGTTAACGAAATTAAAAAGCGTACCAATATTGATGTTCCGTACAATGTAATAATGGACATTTTAAACACATTACCATTCGTTCAGGATGCAAATTCTGACATTGTAACTTTGCAAGGTACTGACACATCCCCTGATGGTGGATCAAGTGCAGAGACTTCCGAAGAACAGGTAAGTGATATGGCAACAAAAGCAGCATCAAGCAATTTAAAACAAAGATAACTGAAACAAACAAAAAACATGTGCTATAATATAGGAGTACAGGATGTACATTCCACCTATCGTTAATAAGTACACGTATGTAGGTTATGAAAGAATCGAAGGCGGCTCAGAAGGTCGCCTTTATTCTACCCCAAGTGGGAACCTACCATCCGTGACTACAATACTAAGTGCCACTTCTGATGATGAAGGATTGAGGAAATGGCGAGCAGCAATCGGTGAAGCGAAAGCAGCAGAGATTACATTAGAAGCAACAACAGTCGGAACTTTCATGCATGAAAATCTGGAACGTCGATTAGTCGGTGACCCTGATCATCATGGTGGAATGCCAATTAGAGTACTTGCCCGTAATATGGCTGACGTTATTCAAAGTAACGCGTGGCCTGCTATTGATGAAATATGGGGTCAGGAAGTACCGTTATTCTTCGAAGGTCTTTGGGCTGGGACCACTGACTTAGTAGGAATGCACAATGGTATCCCTTCTATAATGGACTATAAGAATTCACGTAAACCTAAAACATGGGAATTCATTGAAAATTATCGCCTTCAAATAGCAGCTTATGCCCTAGCACATAATCAACAACACGGTACAGATATTAATCGTGGTGTTATTTTTATTTGTGTCAGGAAAGACCCTCAGAATCTTGAATATCAAGAATTTATTATTGAGGGTGAAGATTTTGAAGAAGCTAAAAGAATGTGGATTGAAAGAGTGGAGAAATTTTACACTCAACGTGGAGAAATGTAAAAAATGGGAACAAGAGCAATGAAACAAGATTTATTCGCAATGAAAGCAGTACAAGCAAAGGGTTATGATATTCAAGAGCTAATTAAGCTAGATGATTCTAAACTTGATGAACTACCACTACCAAATAAACTTATCCAAGCAGTGAAAGAATATAAAAGTCGCGGCGGCAAAACTGCACAACAAATCGCTGAAGAAATCGCTGATATTATGATTCAGGATGAACCAGTAGTAGAGCCAACTACTTCAGTAGATGAAACAATCGAAAGTTATAAAACTAACACCGAAGAACAACAGAAAGACATTGAAGAAATTCAAAGTTCAGTAGTTATTCCAGAAGATGAAGTTGAGATTATTCGCACTGAAAGTGCACAAGAAGATGTAGACGCAATCGCCGTAGCACTTCAAGAAAAAGAATTCAAATCTTTTGCACCATACATGAAACACCTTAAGAGTGCAGTACCTGCACAGATTCTTACTGCTGTAGATAGTACAAAAGTAAATGAGCTAATTGATATTCGTATTGCTGAAGTAAAAGCAAAAGACGAAAGCACTAAATAATCCTATACTTTAATAGGAGATTTTAGTTATGGCTCAAAAAGAAATTGCATTGATGCAAATTCGTATGGGTAAACAGCGTGACTTACCACTTGCACTTGAAAAAGGACAATTAGGGTTTAGTACTGACGTAGGCCGTGTATTTGTCGGTCTACCAAGTTCTTCTGAACCATCATCAATTGTTGCAGGTAGAACATGGGAGAACGCACCTAATTCTGGTAAAGAGAACGTAGAAATCTTAACAGAATTTACCCCTTGGAATATAATCAACAGCATAGTAAACAAACCATATAAAATAACAGTACCAGCTAGCGGCACCGCAACCGTAAACATTCAAAGTAGTTCTAGGGTGTTTCTTGAGTATGTAGCTTATAGTAATGCGTCTGGAAGCACCTTACTTGAATCTGGTGCAGTACAACTTGTGGTTCAGGGCGATACGGTTTTAATCGCTCAACAAAACAATACAAACCAATCAGAAGGTTTAGTGGTTATCGAATTTAACGATCCAGCTTTTGATACAGGAACGAATCGTATGGCAATTCAACTATCAAATGATAGTACTGAAAGCTTTACAGTCGAATTCATACTTCGCGGGTGGGATGCACTTTAAGGCTCCCGCCTTTTTTCGACCCTAATAAATAGAAAACCAAAATATTTTAAGAAAAAGAACATAACGACAAGGATGTATAATGATAAACGTTACTAAACGTAATGGTGCAAAGGAAGCACTTGATTTAGATAAAATTCACCAGATTTTATTTTTTGCATGTGAAGGGTTAACCGGAGTTTCAGTTTCTGAAATTGAAATGCGTTCACAACTTCAATTCTTCGAAGGTATGAATACTCAAACCATTCATGACATTCTAATTAAAGCAGCTTCAGAACTTATTTCTGAAGAAACTCCTAATTACCAATACGTTGCTGGTAGATTAATTAACTATTCACTACGTAAGCAAGTGTATGGAACATATGAACCAATCAAATTCATTGATCACGTAACTAAATTAGTAGAACTTGGAAAATACGATAAAGAAATCTTTGAAAAATATTCTACACAAGAATTAGAAGAACTTAGTCGTTATATCAAGCATAAGCGTGATGATAAATTTACATTCGTAGCGATGAAACAGTGGGAAGGTAAGTACCTTGTTCAAAACCGTGCGAATCCAAAGAAAGGTATTGAAGGTAAGATCTTTGAAACCCCACAAATGGCATACATGATGATTGCTGCAATTGTGTTTATTAATTATACACACAATCGTATTCAATGGGTTAAGAAATTCTACGATGCAATAAGTAACTTTGATATTAGTCTCCCAACTCCTATTATGGCTGGTCTACGTACTAATACACGTCAATTCAGTTCATGTGTAGTACTAAACATTGGTGATAGTTTAGATAGTATCGCAGCAGGTAATTCTGCTATTATGAAGTACATTTCTAAGAAAGCTGGTCTAGGTGTTAACTACGGGCGTGTCCGTGCAGTTGGTTCGGAGATTCGCGGTGGTGATGCAGTACATACTGGTTTGATTCCATTCCTATCAGCAGTTGCTAAAACTGTTAAATCCTGTTCACAGGGTGGAGTGCGTGGTGGAGCAGCAACAGTTCACTTCCCATTGTGGCATTATGAATTCGAAGATCTAATTGTTCTAAAGAACAATAAAGGTACTGAAAACTCACGTGTGCGTCAGTTGGATTATTGCTTCCAAATCAACAAGACTTTATACAAACGTCTTATTGATCGTCAGAATATCTCATTCTTCTCACCAAGCGATGTTCCTGGATTGTATGAAGCATTCTGTGCAGATCAAGATGAATTTGAGCGTCTATACGTTAAGTACGAAGCAGACACTACTATTCGTCGTAAGACCTTAAGTGCTGTAGAAACCTTCTCACAATTGATGACAGAGCGTTCTGAGACGGGTCGTATCTATGTTCAGAACATTGATTTGACAAATGACCACTCACCATTTGATCCAAGCGTTGCACCAATTGAACAAAGTAATCTATGTCAGGAAATCGCATTACCATCTGTTCCTTTTGAAGATGTTAAAGATGATGAAAATGGCCTAATTAGTCTTTGTACATTAGCAGCAATCAATTGGGGAAATTTTGACACTCCAGAACAAATGGAAGAAGCTTGTGACCTTTCTGTACGTGCACTAGATGCATTACTAGATTATCAGGAATACCCTGTAATCCACGCAGAACGTGCTACAAAAGCTTATCGCCCGTTAGGTGTAGGTATCATCAACTTAGCTTATTTCTTAGCTAAACGTGGTCTACGTTACGATGACGGAGCACTAGCAACTATTAATGAGTGGTCAGAAGCATGGTCATATTATCTTCTAAAATCTTCAGTACAACTTGCTAAAGAGCAAGGTCGCTGTGAAGGATTTGAGAATCTAAAATATGCGAAAGGTATTCTACCAATCGACACTTACAAGAGAAGTATTGATTCACTTGTAGGAACAGAATTAAAAATGGATTGGGATACGTTACGGGCAGATATTGCAGAACACGGTATTCGCAATGCAACAACTATGGCACTAATGCCAGCAGAAACATCAGCACAAATTAGTAACAGTACTAACGGTATTGAACCACCACGTAACTTAGTTTCAGTTAAAGCATCGAAAGATGGTATCTTGAAGCAAGTAGTTCCAGAAATCGGTAAACTTAAAAATAAGTACACCTTACTATGGGATCAGACAAGTAACGATGGTTATATCAAAATCTGTGGCGTACTACAGAAGTACATTGACCAAAGTATTAGTGCAAACACCAGTTACAATCCAGAAAACTATCCTAATAAGAAGTTGTCTATGTCAATGTTACTAGAAGACCTACTAACAGCTTATAAGTACGGTTTGAAGAATTTGTACTACATGAACACCAATGATGGTTCAGGTGAAGTTGACTTGGATAAATTAGAAGGTGAAAAGAAAGATAAAGGAATCGTAGTACTTCTTCCACCAATGGAAGCAGAAGATGACTGCGATAGCTGTAAAATCTAACAATAACAATCCCGTCTATGACGGGATTTTTTATCGGTACAATAAATGAAAGTAGATTATACACAACCAATGGATTTGGAATTTATTGAGGAATTTTGGGATGATTTGGATATGAATCAAGTTATTCAATACCAGAAACTTCCTCAAGACTTTATTGAAAAACATTTTCATCGTTTAGATGCTAACGCATTAGTTAGATACCAAAACATGACAATGGATTTCATTAAAGAAAAATGGGCTTGGTTCAATAAGAATATTATTGCACAGTACGTAGTACTTCCCATTGAATGGATTAAAGAAAAGTGGAGTGATTTTCAATCCACGGCAATAGAAACTATTACTAAGTACCAAACACTAACTGAAGACTTCCTTAAAGAGAAGTGGGATCAGTTGGTTGCATTCTCAGATAAAGTTGGCGAACAGATTTCGCGATACCAGACAATGACGGTAGACTTTATCAAAGAAAAATGGGAGTACTTAGATAGTAACTATATCTCTCGTTATCAAAAATTAACTGTAGATTTTATTAAAGAAAAATGGGATCAATTAAGTGTAGCAGCACTAGCAGTATTTCAGATTATCTCTGATGATGTTCGTTCACTACTAGGATTAGAACCACCAGCAAAAACTATAACTGGTGCACAGATTTTAGCATTCGACCCATGCTCAGACGGTATGGATCGTTATCATGCACATACACCATTAGATACTACAGTTCTAACATGGAACGAGTTACTAGAACTACATGCTACTTCTAAAGATGGCCTACGTGATATTCACTGGTTGTCATATAAGTTAGGCAAAAAGATTAACACATAAAGGATAAACAATGTCAGTATTTAAAAAGAACGAAACTTCCCACCTAGTCAAGAAAATGTTTTTGGATGAGTCAGTTGATATTCAGCGTTATGACACCGTTAAATATTCACCATTCGAAAAAATGACTGAAAGCCATCAAAGTTTCTTCTGGCGTCCACAGGAAGTAGATCTTTCAAAAGACCGTATTGATTTTAAATCTCTACAGGATCATGAGCGTCATATCTTTACTTCAAACCTAAAGCGTCAGATTCTACTTGATTCAGTACAGGGTCGTGGTCCTAATCTAGCACTACTACCAATTGCATCTCTACCAGAGATTGAATCATTCATCGAAACTTGGGCTTTCTTTGAAAGTATTCACAGCCGTTCTTATACACACATTATTCGTAACGTATACCCAAATCCATCAGAAGTATTTGACACAATGTTAGATATTCCTGAAATTACATCATGTGCTGAAGACATTGCAAAGTACTATGATGATCTAGATGATGCTATTCTTCAGTATCGTTTGCTAGGTGAAGGTACTCATACTGTTAATGGTAAAGAAGTTGTAGTTGATCTTTATGAATTGAAAAAGAAACTATGGCTATGTATCAACAGTATTAACATTCTTGAAGGTATTCGTTTCTATGTAAGCTTTGCATGTTCGTGGAGTTTTGCAGAGAACGAAAAGATGGAAGGTAATGCTAAGATCATTCGTTTCATTTGTCGTGATGAAAACATTCACTTGGGGGCAACTCAAATGATGTTACGCCTATTGAAGAAAGAAGATCCAGACTTCGCACGTCTATCTGAAGAATGTGCAGATGAAGTACAGCAAATGTTTATGGACGCTATTGTACAGGAAGAAGAATGGGCGGATTTCCTATTCAAAGACGGTTCAATCATTGGTCTAAACGCTGCTATTCTTAAGCAGTACGTTCGCTGGATTGGTTCTAAGCGTATGATCGCTGCTGGCGTTAAATGTCCGTACAGTGTTAGTCAGAACAATCCTTTACCTTGGACACAAAGCTGGATTGCTGGTGCCGATGTACAGGTAGCACCACAGGAAACTGAAATCAGTTCTTATATTCTAGGTGGAGTAGAGAACGATATTTCCGAAGAATCATTTGGTAACTTCGAACTATAATAACTTAAAGGAGGCATAGCCTCCTTTTTTCATGGAAGATATATATGTCCCAGCAAAATTATACAGATGTTTTTACATTCGACCCTAATTATACATATCAAATTCGTCTTGTAACTGGAGAACTTATCTCTGGTATTGTTATTGAAACTTATGACAACGGTATTGTACTAAACAATCTAATGCATATCCCAACTGATAAAATTGTATACTTCAGTCCTGTACAGCGACATGAAGAAAATGAAACAGATGAAAAATTTGTGGTATAATGTGTGAGTTGAAACAGAAAAGGAAAACAACATGAACGAGAAACTAAATCAGATGGTAGACAAGAATCTAGAAGCAGCAGCAGAAGAAGTTCCAGGATACGAAATGACTGAAGCTGACCTAGAATATACTCGCAAAATGATTGCACGTCTTTCTGGTTATTACATTAAGAAAGATGCTGACAAAGCAGAAAAACAAAAGATTAAATCCAAGCGTCGTGCAGCAAACAAAGTTGCTCGTAAAGCACGTCGTACTAACCGTAAGTGATAATTAATGCAGTACATTTTTGAAGAAGTGAAAGTAAACTTTCCGAAATCTACATTTCGTTCTAACCGAACTAAAAAGAAGTTGCATATCGGAGAGTATGCAGAAACATTAGTTTCTATTAATTTAACCGCAGACACTTTCGACACTCCTTATGAAGACCAACTACTAGACGCTATGTACGAATTTGATAGTGGTATGTTTGTTGGTTCAAATGGTGATGGAACAATAATTCTCGCTCAATTGAAATCGAGTGAAGTTAATGAAGATAAAATTAAAAAGTACTGCGAAGATTTACTATTTGTTCTATCGGATATAGAACCTAAGTTTGCAGAAATTGGAACCATTGCTGTTCAGTACGGCGATGCATATTATGGAGAATGGTAATGACTACCACAAAAACACAATTTGATTCAGTAGTAGAGTTTATGTCAGTTGCAGGTCAAGCAGTTAATACCGCTTGGACAAATCCTACAACTAAAGTTGGTAAGTTTCGTCTACGTCTAATTGATGAAGAAATGAATGGTAAGAATGAACTATTCGATTCAGCAGAAAGTGACAATCTAGAAGGCATCCTAGATGGTATCTGTGATGTACTTTATGTTGCTTATGGTGCTTATGCTACCTTTGGTCTTGATGCAATCGAACAAGAAATTTATAATCAAATTCCAAACGTAAAATCAGAAGCATTAACCATTTCTACTGCATACGCTAAACAGCGTCATGTTCAAGATGGTTACAACCAGACCGAACGTGGTCTTTTACAGGGCGACAGCCGTACTGTTCAGATTGGCCTAAACAACATTGTACTTTCCGTAATTGGTATTGCACATGCACATAACTTTGATTTAGTAGGTGCTTTTAATGAAGTACACCAATCAAATATGAGTAAGTTCTGTACTTCAAAAGAATCTGCATTAGCTGATATTGATGTGCGTGTTTCACAAGGTAAAGAAGATTATGTTGGTGCTACTGTTGGTGAAGTTACACATGATGGTAAAACATTCTATGTAATCAATCGTGCAGTTGATGGCAAAGTACTTAAAGGTACTGGATTCTTCGAACCCGACCTAAGCAAATTTATTGCATAAAAAAAGTGGGAGCACAATGCTCCCACTTTTATTTTGACAGTACCTGAATACTTGAAATATTAGGTCTTAGACTGTTGACTAGGTTTTGAACTTCTAGGTTATCGTATTCATTGCCTAACGTGATCATGACATAGCCAATTACTCCTATGTCTACATCCTGAACAATTGGAATAGATATGATGCTCTTATAAATTGCTCCGTTTCTTTTGTATCTCTCACATGAATATGGTTGAGTTACATCATAACGTGTTTCACAAAGTAGTTGAATAGTTGCAATGTTTTCGTAATGTACATTATTCAAAAGTATTTCTTGAATATTATTTGTGCCGTCTACCATAGGGGTAACATTGTCATCACTTGGTAACATACGTCCGTCTCTGGTTTCAGAAGTAACTGACATCTGACCATTGTACATTTTGGTTCCTTTGTCTGATACAAATTTGTATAAGACTACCGAAGATATATCAGGAAATTTTATCATCATTTTCCTGAACTCCATATTTATAATTGATTTGTTTTGTACATTTACTGTAGCTAAACTCTTCATTATAATAGGTGACATTTCGGATTCTGTTTTCTTATGAATGTAATCCATATTGAACAGAACAAAGACACCGAGTACGAAACACGCAACCATAGTGAGCAACTTTCCAACGATAGACAGTTGTTGTTTACGATTAAACATGTTTATTCTCCTTAATATGAGATGTAGTAACCTGTCTCACCAGCTACTGCTTGTGCAAGTGTAAGATATTGCTTTGCTTCTTCATCTGTTTGGGGAACTTCTTTGAAGTAGATGCTTACATATCCATCAATCCTACTGGTTTTAACAGGAATTGAAATTATATATTTGGCTCCATCATTGTAAATTGCCAACAGATTTGCAGGTGTAAGGTATTCATCCCTTAACTCATTATCCGGTTGTAGATACTCGCGGCTAATAACTCCTATGTCACCGATGAATGTCTTACCTTTTAATATCATATTTGATTGTGCACGAAATGCACTAATCGGCAGCCACTTCAAGTTGTACTTTTCCATATTGAGATTGGTACTTTTACTTGTTATGCCTGTTACCAACACACGCCCTTGATAGAATGCATCTGCCTCTGGAACTAGTTTATAAACTAGTATCATTGCCATATCATTGTTTTGCTGAATAAACTGACCAATGGTTGCGTTGATGCTTGCAAGGTTTTGGGGTTTAATCTGATAAGTAGCAGGTTTGAACATTTCATTTTGTTGCAATGAATTAAACCTAGAACCGATATAAGCAGACCATGTATCAGAAGTTACATAGACCATACCTAGCATCATAATGCATAAAGAAAAAGCTATCATTCTTAGTGCAGACATTCTAGAGAATACTTCAAGGATTTTTTTAATCACGTCAGCGTTAATATTGAACATAATCCTGTTGATCCTCTCCATTATTTAATAATTATATACATATTTACCTAACTGTATATAAAATGTGTAAAAAACTGAAACGAAAAACGTGAATATGGTATAATATTTACAAATGAACGAGAAAAGCGTCTTATGATTACGACTATTTATAATATACTGAACATATTTTTCACATCGTACTTATTTTATACAGGTGATATGAAGTCATTGCACATCTGGTACTCACTTATGTGTATTGGTGCCGTGTTTATTGCGTTCCGTATAGACAAAGCAGTACGGCTTTATCCTTTAGTACAACCATTCTATAAAGAAGGAATTGAAACTCTTTTTGGTGAAGAATACAAAAATCGCTTAGTTAATTACATTGGCTCAACGTTATGCCATCTACTAATCGTATGGTATTTCATGAACAGCATACCACTAGCGATTGCTGTACTTGCAGTTGGTATGTACCGGATGATGTTACTATCACAAGGACACAGTAAAGTTAAAGCGGAATTAACAAAGAATGATTAAAATGATTTTATGTACCGATTCTAAACACGGAATTGGAAAAGATGGCTCAATTCCTTGGCATAGTTCTGCTGACTTCAAGCACTTCAAGGAAGAAACCCAAGGTAAGAAAGTACTGATGGGTTACAAAACGTGGGAGAGTTTACCTAAACGACCACTTCCCGACCGCGTTAATATCGTGGTTACCACTCGTGATGTTCCTGATGAAGTAATCAATCAGCACCGCGATGTGATCTTTATTCATCAAACGTGGATTCCACTATTCCTTAAAACAAATAGAGATGTAGTTGTTATTGGTGGTTCAAACATCTACCAATCAGCACTACCATTTGTTGACCAGATAGTACTTTCAACTATTGAGGGTGATTTTGAGTGTGATACATTCTTTGATATTCATTCTGGTGGTTTGGAGTTTAAACCAACAAACATGAAAGAACTTGAAGATGGTATTGTAGTTACTTATTACAACCGCATTAAACCAGGCTCACCAGCGTGGGGTGATTGGGTATGAGTTATCGTATTCATACGGATGGTTCGTGTTTAGGTAATCCCGGCCCAGGTGGGGTTGGTATTGTCATTCTGAAAGATGGTGAAGTTATCAATCAGCTTTCATTTGGTGAGAAACACACTACTAACAATCAAATGGAACTTACTGCTGTAATTGCAGCAATATCATTTATTCGCCAAGAATATAATCACACCGGCATTATAGAAGTCTTTACAGACGCTCGATACGTTGTTGATGGTATGAATTCATGGCGGTATGGATGGAAAAAGAAAAACTGGAGAAATTCAAAGAATAAACCAGTTGAAAACCTAGAACTCTGGCAGATGTTAGATTCTATAGGTAATGAATGTACATATACACACGAGTATGGACACGTGGGTAATATGTATAACGAAATGGCTAATGACCTAGCTCAGAAGGCCGCACAGGAGATGAAATGAGTATTACGCTTACGGACAAGCAACAATATATTTTCGATGATATTATCGACCGAATTAATAACTTTCCTGGTCGGTCAGAAGCAGTTATCATTGGGTACGCAGGAACTGGTAAAAGTACATTAGTTTCTAAGATTATCGAAAATATCTATCAGGGATATAACATTGCAGTAACTTCACCAACACACAAAGCAAATGCTGTATTGCGTGAAATGTTAGTCAATGTTGGATTAGACAAAGAAGATGCACTAGTAAGTACTATCCACTCTTTCCTTGGACTTAAGTTGGTCTATGAGAAGAACCGACAAGTACTTAAACATGACCCACAATCCAAGAACAGCACTGCAATGGTAGATGTATTGTTCGTTGATGAATGTAGTATGATTTCTGAGGAAATGTACAATCACATCATGAGCCAGATACATCGAGTTCGCAGAGCAATTATCTTTATTGGTGATTCATGTCAGTTACCACCAGTGGAAGCTGAAGGTACTGGCAACGTAACAAAATTAAGCCCAACGTTTAACATTGGACTTCGTTATGAATTAACTGAAGTACTACGACAGGCATTGGATAATCCTATCATCAACGTTGCAACTCAGATTCGTGAATGTATCGGAACAGGCAATGAGCCTATGTCTATACTAAACAATCTTGAAGGAATGGATACGATTACACCAATTGATGACGAAATGTTATTCCTTGATGTATACAAAGAGTATGTAACTGAACATAGTACTTCGTCTCGTAAGCTTTATGATTTCGTACAAGAGAACAAAATCATTGCTTATACGAATTACCGTGTCAACTTTGCGAACATGTATATCAGAAACGAAGTTTTCCATGAACACACCGATGTTGAATTCATCGCAGGTGAACCGATTGTATTCGAAACAATCACTGAAAACTGTCCATATACTGTTCAACAGATTATCCAGTGTCCAGAAATTAGACAGGAATCATTCTTAGGTATTGATTGCTGGCAATTTAAACTACCGAATGGTAATTTTATTCTAGGAGTTGGGCCATATTCACGCTTGAAGTTGGAAGAACATCTTGAAGATTTAGTTGACAAGATTGAGAAAAAAGCGGAGAATCCCCTAACTAAGAAGCCGTACATGTGGCAAGATTATTATGTAATCAAGAATAAGATTAACGTAATCAACTATCCATATGCAACTACCGCTCACAAGTCACAGGGTAGTACTTTCAATAACATCTGGTTCGATACTGATTTTATTGAGAGAATTCCAAACAATGATACCAAATGCCGTATCCTATATACAGCTTTAACACGACCTCGTTACAGCGTAATGCTACGAAAGAATGGTCGCTTCTAAGGGGTTCACGCCCCTTGTGATAAATAGTATAAAGTTCTATATATGGAGACTAAAATGAACAATTTATTTAACGCATTTAGTATTAAAGTACCTGGACAACTATTAGATAATCAAAAGTTCTACCAGTACTCAGACTATGACAACACAAGCACCACAACCCCAACTGATGATCAGACTAAAGACAAAGGTATTGCATTTGTTCGTCTAAAGCAAATTGAACGTAAACTAAGCGAACTATCAGTTCCTGTATACTTCACTATTGACTTTGGTACAGCAGGTTCAGCAACTGCCATTCCTTCAGATGCAGAATTAGTTGTTGGTTATATTAGTATTGAGCCATTCCTAAGTACTCTTGAAGATGCTCCAGCAGAAGCAGAACGATTCACTGCTGCATCAGGTGTAATTAAGAAGATCATCGACGATGCACTTGCACAAGAGATTGACAATGAATTTGTAGAAGTACAGAAGACTGTTACTCGTGCTCCGTATCCAGGTGCTACCACTACTAATACATACCATGAACTACAGACTATCTATGTTACTGTTCCCGCAGAAACTGTGAGTAGTACTGTTGAATACATCAAACTAACCGCTTAATACATCACAACATGGAGTTGACATGGAAAGCAAAACATTTTACAACAGGATTCTAGAGGACGTTGGTGCATTTGATAAAATCATTTATGATTTAGAGAAAATGTCACAGGAAGCTCCATATCCACGTACACGTAGTGTTGCAGACACTGCAATTGCAAATCTTAAATTTGTACAAGAAATCTGCAAAGCATTAAAAGCAGAAGAAGACAAGAAATAACTTGACTTTTCTGCAACTTATGATATGATTCACTTAATAAAGTTTTCCCCCTTGGAGTTATAAAATCTATATGAAATCTGTTATTGCCAACGAAAAAATTACTGCAAAGAACGTTCGCGTAGTTGAAGAAGGTTCTAGTAAAGTAATGGCAATCGGTGCTGCACTTTCTCTTGCTTACAGCAAAGAACTCGATCTAATCCAAGTATCTGAACAAGATATTCCTGTAGTGAAAATTGCAGACTTGAACAAGTACTTGTACGAGCAGAAACAAACTGAAAAAAGCAATAAAAAGAAACAGCGTGAAACCGCAGTTCAAGTAAAAGAAGTTCAATTCGCCTATAGTACTCATGAGCATGATTTGAGTACTAAATTGAAATCGGCACAAAAGTTTATCTCTGAAGGTAAACAAGTACGTATCGTTATGAAAATGACGGGTCGCACTAAAACAAATCCAGAACGTGTTCAGGCTAACGTAGAACATCTAAATGAAGTTGTATCACGCCTAAACGATTATGAATTTGTTCAGCAAATTGCAGTTCAGGGTAACAACATCACCTGCACAGTCAAAGCTAAGAGCTAAGTAAGTACATTAAAAATTTAAGGGTGTTAACTAAATAGTTTTAACACCCACTCTCATCTTGGAGTTTATTATGATTAATATTGTGCGTGAAGTTTTTTCCCTAATGGGTACTGATGTGGTCAAAGCTTCTTACAAAAATTCAGTATATTATATTGCTGGTGCAAATGATATTACTGCCTATGTTGCAAAGATCAAGAATGCATTTGAAGTTGAAGAACTTGAAGCTATCCAGTATGGCTTTGAAGCTTTCTTGAAAGATAATCCAGTTTCTACACTAAAAGTTCCGCAATATAATCTAGAACTTTTAGATAGTACTACTGTGTCAAAAGAATATGTACAAGAACTTGTTATGGACATTTTTCGTAAAACATTCGAAGAAGCTCATGACATTGTTAATAGCATCCACTACGAAGGTTCAGCAGTTGTTGCTAAAGGCTCATTCGAAATTATGCATACATTCTCTTGCATGGTAGAAACAATTAACATGCAATTTGGTCAAGACCTTCAGACTGATCTAGTAGAAATACTAGAATCCGATGCAATGGATAGTCTAGAAGTAATTGAACAACTAATCCGTCGCGATTTCCCAGGTGACATTTAATATAGCTTAAAGATTAACTCCAAGGTTTTGAGAGATAAATACTCAAAATTAACCTTGGAGTTTTTTTATTATGCAGAAAAAAGAATTATTAAACGCTATTCTTGAAGCTATTGCTCCAACTGACGTTGATTCATCCCACCTTAAAACAATTGAACATACTGGAAAGGCATTGTATATTACCTTTCTAAATGGTAGTACTTATGAGTACGATAATGTACCCGAAGCATTAGTACGTCAAATGTTAAAGGTTGACAGTAAAGGTAAGTTCTTGTGGCGATACATTCGTGACAAATATCCGTACCGTCAAGTTAAATCAATCCCTCAACACAAATTTGATACTAATCCCAACGAAGTTAAACCACGTTTGAAATATAATGTAGAAACCGGTGAATGGGAAGATGCATTGAAACCAGAAGTACTGAAAACTGTAGAAGTTCCAATTGGTCATGAATTCCGTGCACCAGATGGAGATACTTATACCTTCCAAGGGAAACAGTGGAAGAACTCAAGAACTGGTCGAGTTGCTAAACGTGAAATTAGTCAGAAGATGACTGATATTGCGAAACGTATGATTAAGTTAAAGGGACGTGACGATGAAGTATAATCAGTTACAAGAAGCAATTATTAAAGTACCTCAAGAGGTATTAACTAAAGTAAACATGTATGTAGCTTCGTACTTGTACTTTAAAATTAAACAGTATGTTGATAAGATTCAATTCATGCTTCCTACCGGAACCAGTGATGAAGAAAAGAATCGTATTATCAAAGATGCACAAACAACAATGGGTAAATTGCAGTCGAAGTATGGAGCTAAAAATATATCCGCTGAAACTGCAAATAACATTGTTAACCATTCTATCGATATACCTATTGACGTAGAAAGATTTTTCCAAGAACTAAACTTCAAGGGTGTAACTCCAGGATTGGTCAGTCTTATGAAAGACCGTATGAAGTTATCTTTGTTGATTAAGAGTCAAGATAATAATTTAGGTGGTTCAAAAGAATCAATTGGGAACTATTCAGCATTAGTTACAGTTGTTGTCGGAAGATTAAATCATAATCCATCATTCCTTGAAACTGCCAGTGAAATCATGAGTAATACGTATCATGAACTACAACACGTAGTCCAGGCATTTGCAATTAAGAATATCAACAAAAATGATAATCAATTGGAAAGGAAACCTGGATACAGTAAAGAATTTTCTGATGGTGAAGATTACTATACCAGTGGTATTGAATTTACTCCACAATTAGGAAACGTAATCGACAGCATAACTGTAGAACTTGAAAAGAGTGCTTTGAAGGATGAACTTAATCCTAATAAAAATGAAGCAATAAAAAAAGCAATTGAATATGTGGCACAAAATAATCGAGAATCAAGAACATTCTTGATCCATTTATATCGTAAACAACCCGAACGATATAAAAAGGCTATGAGTGCATTGTATAAAAACATTTCACCTATCTATGATAATATCAAACAGTCTGGTATTGATTATTCAAATACCGAACTTCCTGCTGAAGAGTTGGAAGCAAACGTTGATGTAATGCTTACCGTGTACAAAATGATGTACAAGAAAGACGAATACAAAGTACAGGCTTTCGGTAAAACAATGGACACGTTAGTTCAGATTGAAGTTAAGAAAGATTCATGGACATTAGCACTTGTAAAAAATAAAACGTCCAAAGATGGAAGTTACTATGTAAATATCATTTCCAATGATCCTGAATTTGAAGAACAAGAAAAACTTAACAGTAAACAAGTACTAAGTTTGTTTGGAACCTTATCTTCAGTTACATGGTATGACAGTACTGATATTATAGATGACCTTGAATTTATCACAGGTGAAAGACGTTCTGTAAATAAAGAATCTATTAATGATGTTATTTTGTCCTTGAAAGAAGATGCTGAACATATGGGAGTTGATTTTCAACAATCAAGTCCAACTCAGTTCACGGTTTTTGGTCGAGAGTTCAGTGTTGTTGAAGTTGAAGATAGTGCTGATAAGATAGACATTTCATATGCAGATAAAACTTTATATGTATGGACATTAAAACAATTGTTAATAACTTTTCAGATGTTGATACGATATTCTGTATCTTACCCTGATGAAGTAAACCAAATACTTGACAAGGATACTATGTACGTCGAGTTTATGGCAAGTTTAAGGAAATTATAATATGCCAAATATAAGTAAGGCTCATGAGCATTTAAATGCCGCCATCCAGCCACCGGCTGAAGAAGAACAGGTACTGGATGAAGCTAGAGGTGTTGGTGTTTTAAATGTACCACCAGCATTATTACAGAGAGTACAGAAATTTATTGGTTCAGTACTTTTAACAATGGCTGTAATGAAACAGCATGATTTACAAAATAAAGGCCAATCTGAAAAAGCCACTGCACTATTGAATTGGTGTAAAAGGTTTCAGCGAAAATATAATGCTTCAGTACTTTCACCAAATGACTTGAAGAAGTATGTTAACAGTAGTACCAATCTTAAATTGGATGCAGATGAGATCTTTAATCAATTACCTGATAATTTAAAGAAAAATCCAAAGACAAAAGAACTTATTGATAAAATGCGTATCACTATGAAAATCAGCAATCAATTCATTGATAAAGCTGGTAGTAGTGGTACTGATGAAACTTATAATGAGTTAGATCTTGGCGTTCCTAATTATAATGCTGAAATAAAAAACAGTAATGATATTAACGCAATAGTGGATCATCTAAATTATTTTATGGATACTGTACAGCATGAGTTACAACACACTATTCAATCAGTAGTTTTAAAAAATTTGAACCCAAATGATCAGCAAACTATGCGAGCTAAAGGCTATAGTGGCTCCCATACATCTGATGACAGATATTATGCTGGTGGGGTTGAATTTGGACCACAAGTACAAGATTTGGCGTTGCGTGCAACTCAATGGCTTGAAAATAATAAAGATGAACTTACTGGAAATAAAAATAAAGATATTTCCAATTCCATACAATATTCTATGAAAACTCTTGGTCAATCCAAAATCATTTCAGTACTTAGAAAGTACAAAGAGGATGCTCGTGCAAATAAGGCAATGAAATTGATTTATAAGTTCGTAAGTAACTTTTATGATAATGATTTGAATCAAGATGAAGACCATGAATTTGATTCATCAGAGAAGGATATTTCTGACGGGCACCACTCACAAAAGAGTTTAGATTACCCTGAAGCTGGACAAAGCCTAATGGGGGATTTATATCTTCGAGTATGGAGAGAATTCGATCAGAAACCAACCACCAATAACAATGTGAATATGGAAGATCCAGAACAGTTTACATTATTTGTTGATGGTGGGTATCAACCATCATATTCAGTAGTTTTTAGAAAAAGATATGAAAACGAATATTTCCTACTAGTTAAAGAAGGTGATGAGAAAAAACTTCGCATTGATCTAACTAAAGAACAAATGGCATCATTGCCAATCGAATATCTTGGAAATATGAGAAATATTTTAAAGCTAAAAGACAAGTTAGAAGATGAATCAACCCCTGATGCAAATTTACATGGATTATTATTTGCAGTTGAAAACCTTGCTGAAAGTGCAGAGTTCTTAAATCAAGATAGTGCTAAGAAAATCACCTTTAATGATTATATTGAAGATGAAGGTTTTTTTGAAATTGAGATGGCTGGTGTAAAATTCAAGATGACAGTTCAATCTTCCGGTAAAAAATATTCACTCGACATAAATGGTGGTGAAAATATGTTAAATAATTTGAAGGAACAAGATTTTGAATCTTTTGCCAACAAGTTATTTGAAAGTTATTACAACCCCGAAGTTGAACCTAGACATATTTCTAAAGCACTCATAAATGCAAGTGATATTGCTGATTTTGATGAGCGTCTAGATTATTACGTAGATCGTACTGCTAATCGTCGTAAACGTGGCGAAGAAGCTATGGCTGAATCTTCAATGCGTGGCTTAGCTGATATTATTCAGAATGCAGAATTGGAACATGATATCGATGATGCTGATGAACAAGAATTAATTAACAAGGACCAATTACAAGAAATGCCACAACGATTTGATGCATTTGCTGATGCAGACCCTGTTGAATTTGTTGATAAAACTGCAAAGTTGAATTCAAGAGATAAAATGGTCCCTGTTGCTGAACATGATGGATTTTCAGTTGCTAAATCAAAAAATGGTTCTGGATATATGGCGTATGACGATTCAGGTAATGAGATTGCCGTAGTTAGTGGTCAATTAATTGGAAAAGTATTCCACATAGAAGCAATTGCAGCAAAACGTGGACGTAAAGGAATTGTCTATCAGATGTATATGGATATTATTAAAAGTGGTCTACAGATTTTGAGTGACACGTTACATTCTGATGATGCTATTAGATTCTGGCAGAAGTTGATTACCAACCATGAAGTATATGTAGTTGCTGATGGTGAAGTTATTCAACGTGCTACACCAGAGAAGTTTCACAAATATTGGGGAGATGAAGATTCACCTTCAGCCGACCTACAATTCCTCCTTGTAAACTAAGGATAAATAACAACGACGCCAATGTGCGTCGTTATTTTTTTGAAACAAAGAAACAATTTATGCTATAATATGCTAGCTAAGAAACAATAAAGGGAATTACAAAATGGCAAAGGAAAAGAAAAGTTCAGTCCTAGCGGAACACGGTGTTCAGCAATTAACTGAATATCAACACGCTCGTATTCGTACTGAAATGTATTTGGGTTCTAAATCAGAACATGAACAACCTGTACTACTTTTCGGTGAAGATGGTTTCAACGTACAAAATCTACGTTGGGTTCCAGCTTTACTAACTTCATTCCGCGAAATCGTGGATAACTCATTAGATGAATTCGTTAAGTCCGGTGCCAAAAGCCCAACATTACACGTAACGTATAATGAAAATGAACTTGAATTCGAAATTAGCGATAATGGTCGTGGTATTCCAATCGACTATGTTCCAGAAGCACAGAAACACGTCTGTACTATGGTTCTAACAGAAATGAAAACTGGACGTAACTTTAACGATGACGAACGTAACAACGTAGTTGGTATGAACGGTCTAGGTGGTTCAGTAGTAATGATTGTTAGTGAGAAAGCTGAACTAGAAATTCACCGTACTGGTAAGCCTTACAAAACTGACAAAGCAAACTCCGAATATACTGGCAATTACAAATTCACTCAGAAGTTCACTGAAGGAACTCAAATGTTCCCTGAACTTGGAATTGAAGAACCAAGTATTCGTAAGATTGCAGCAGACAAAACAGGAACTACTGTTCGATTTAAAATCAGTAAAGAAGTATTCAAAGTACACACTTTACCTACCGAATTGGTTTACAGTATTCTAAAAGAAATTGCAGCAGCTAACCCAACTTATAAAATTTACTTGAACGGTGAGAAAATCACAGTAGCACGTAAAGGTTTATTCGGTTCTGCTAAAACCATGTCACTACAAGTGGACGACGCGGAAACTGGCTTGAACAGTACTTTCCTAATTGTTCCTAATGCAGTGCAAGGCTTGAGCAAGAATTTGCACATGCAAGGTCTTGTGAACAACGCACCATCCTTAGAAGGTGGTACACACTTAGATACTTTCCAGCAGAAATTCGCGTTAGGCGTAATTAAAGCTCTAGAACGTAAATCTAAGCAAAAGAAAATGACTCCTAACCGTTCTGATATTGAAGAAGGTTTGTTGATTTATAACGTCACTAAGATGAATACTCCAACATTCAACTCACAAATCAAAACTAAGTTAACTAACGAAAATGTCATTAAACCAGTACATAACGCACTAAGCGAAGAATTCTTTGCAGAACTAATCAAGAAGAATAATGATTGGGTTGAAGAAATCTATGCTCGTTGTGCAGAACGTACTAACAAGAAAGATGCAGATGAAGATCGTAAAATGGCTAAGCGTTTACTTAAAGGTAAAGTTGCGAAGCTACGCGATGTTAACGATACTGTTCCACGCAAAGAATGTATTCTTCTAATTGCAGAAGGTGATTCAGCGGTCAGTTCAATGACAGCAGCACGTAACTCAGCGATTCATGGTATTCTTCCATTACGTGGTAAAATCCAAAACGTAAACGGAAAAGAGAAGACTAAGGATCTAATGGGTACTGCTGATAAGCCATCAGCTATTCATGACATTATGGCTTCATTAAATATTATCCCAGGGGAAAAACTAGATCGTGAAAGTTTAAACTTCGGTAAATTATATATCTGTGCTGACGAAGATGAAGATGGTAAAAACATCGGTGCTCTAGTCGTGAACTTTTTCTATAAGTTCTGGCCTGAACTATTCGCAGATCCAGAGAATCCATTCATTTATATTTTCAAAACTCCATTTATTATTCTTGAGAAGGGTAAAGAATCAAAGTACTTCTATGGTCATAACGTCCATGAATACGACCCTGAAGAATGGAAAGGTTGGAAAGCAACTCGTGCAAAAGGACTAGGAACTCTAGAAGTTTCAAACTTCCGAGATGCACTAGCAAACGGTGTAGCAGTAGCTATTACTGATGATGGCAATCTAGGGGCAACCTTAGACCTAATCTTTAATAAGGAACGTGCCGACGACCGTAAAGAATGGACTAAAGAAGACTAAGACTTAGTGGGGTACAGGACGTACCCCGAAATAACAAAGAGGCAAATGGAATGCGTAAATCAAAGAAAACTCAAGCACAAGAAATAGTTCCAAATGAACTAACCCTACTGGACTTTGGAAGTTCAGATTATATTAACCAATCATCCTTAGAATATGCTCTAAGTACTTTTGACCGTGCACTACCTGGTATTGACGGATTCAAAAACTCACAACGTAAAGCAATCTTCACACTAAGTAAAATCAGTGGTGAGATTAAAACTGTATCATGTGCAGGTCGTATGATCAGTGATGGTATCTACCTTCACGGTGATGCTTCAGCTTCAGGTACTTTGCAGAATCTTGCAAGTCCAGTTGTGAACAACTACCCACTAATCGGAAAGCGTGGTGGTTTCGGTACTCAGGTAAACCCTGACCCAGCAAGCCCACGTTATACCTATGTGAAGAAAACTAAGCTAACTGAAGCTCTAGTACTTCGTGATATGGATGTTGTACCAATGCAGGAGAACTATGACGGAACCACAATGGAACCTAAATTCTTCTTACCACTAATCCCACTAGCACTACTAGGCGTGGATGGTACTGCAACAGCATATAAAAGTTTCATCTTCCCATATCGCATGAATGACATTATCGATAATACCATTCGTGCAATTGACGGCGAAGACCTACAAGTAATGACACCTTACTATGCAAGTTACGGTGCAAATGATTATGTTGAAGACCGTGGAGAAGGTAAGTATACATTCTTCGGTAAAGCTGAAATCATTGATGCAAGTACTGTGCGTATCAGAGGTTTATCACCACGTATGAAGCTAGAGAAATTCATCGAAGATTTGAATGAGATGGAAGACGCAGGCAAAATTCGTGGATATAGTGATGACAGTTCCGGTAAAGTTGATATAACTATTAAACTACCACGTGGAACAGCAGTATCATGGAATGAAATGGATGTAATGCAGTATTTTGGCATTTCAACTAAATTGGCACATACACTTAACGTTTTAGGTGAAAATGGAAAAGTAAAAAGTTACGATGATGTTCGAGGTATAATTCAAGACTTCGTTCAGTTCCGTTTCAAGTACTACATCAAACGTTATGAAAAACTACTAGCAGATGCAGACGCCGAAGTACGTTACAAGATTCTAATCAAAGAATGCTTTGAGAATGATATGATGAGTAAGATTAAGTCATTCAAGAACAGGGCTGAAGTGGTAGACTTCGTAACTTCACTAAACACTGAAATTGAAGCATCTGAAGAAAATATCCAGAACATCGTTAACTTCGCAAGTTATCGTTGGACTCAGGAAAACTACGATAAAGTACTTCAAGATATTGAAGATGCTCTAGCGAAGATGGATGAGTACAGTGACTTACTACAGAATCACGACAAGATTTGGGCGATTTATCGTCAGGAACTAGTAGAGCTACGAAACATGAACATCGTCTATCAGGATGATACAGAATAATATAACTAAGGACGCTTATGCGTCCTTTATTTTTTTGTAAAGCGGTATCATAAATACCACAAAGCTTTTTATGTTTTGGAGATTTTATATGGCAAACTTCGAACCCAAATGGGATTTGAAAGCTGATACCAATTCAATACAGGAAGGACAGACAACATACTTCAGATTACAACTTTCTAAAAATAATACAAGTAGTACAGATAGTACTTATATTTTAGAAGATGACCAATACTTGGAATTTAGTTTCAATATAGTTGGTAAAGGGGAAACTCTTGAAGAACGTGATTTTATAGTATCAGTTGGTGAAAGTCTTTCTACGTTAGTTCTTATTGGTAAAGCAGGAACAGGCTCATCCTCAACCCAAGGGTCACATGTAGTTAAGTTCAGTAATAAGAACTTCAATTTAGGATCAGTTACATCAATTGATGCCTATTATTTTAAAATAGAATGTCCCCAAGATGGTATTTGGGATGGTCCAGAATCATTGACATTCAATATCGACAGCATCAATGAAATAACATTAATTGATGATCAGGTTGCAAATACATCAGCCAGCGGTGTTATCGGTGTAAGTACTGCAACATTAAACTACAACACAGTTAATGAAGTTTGGTTAACACCTGACTTAGTAACTCACGGAACTAATCTATACACAATAGGTGGAATTGGTTACGGTGCAGAATCACGATTGTTTGTTCAAGCGTTTGGTAATAGCCAGACTATTTCAGGGGTAACGAATGTGTTTATGCCTGCATATGAAATTCTAACTATAACCGATTCTGAAATACCATCAAGTCACATAACAGGTTCTGGAACTATTATCGTACCTGATATGTCTGCCGGTTTGATAGAAGAAATACCTTTGCTAATCAAAGACAGTACTGGGACTCTAGTAAGCACTGGATTAAAGTTTAATGGTAACAACGGTCAGATTACTCAAACTATGTTATATGATTCAGAACCAATTGATGCGTACATTAAAGTTCGGGTCGTTTCTGTTGATAAGTTCTATACATCACAAGCGAGTGCGTACTATATTGGTAAACGTTTCCGTGCATACCAGACATGGATTGCACCAGATGATGTTACTACATTTAAAGATAAACCAACACCCAATCACCTCTATCAACTAAAAGATACAAAAGTATATCCATATGTTGTAGGTGAGAATATTTTTGAAAGTTACAGTTACACAGATTACGATTCGTCAAAATGGTATGATTTAGGTGTGTATAATAAAAGTTTAGGTTCAAGTTCAATTAACAATAGTAGAATTTTCAGAATTGTAATCAATGATGAAACTGGTTCTGATATTGCATTTGAAACCGACTCCAATCTAGGTACTATCCATGTGGGCGAATACTTCGGTCACACTGTTTATCCTAAGATAGTTGCATCAGGTTCTGATTTGATTTCATATACTATCAATGAAAGTACTTCACCAAATGATATTCGTAAATATGGACTAGATTTAAGTGCTGACGGTACTGTTATCGGAACGGCATATGCATTAGGCTCAGATTTCTCTGCTAACGATGATATTAATCTTGAATTCGACGTAGTAGCTACTGGTAAAACTGGTAAGTACCTTACACAAAGATTTAAGATAACTATTGTACGTGGATTTGGTCAGAACTTTATGAGTGCTGATATTTGTCCTTCTCTAACAATGGAACGTCAATGGTTCAACACCATAAGTTCTAATGCGTTTAGCAAAGCCTCATATTACAGAGCAGTAGATCCACGTTATGGTATTCAAAAAATACCAAGAATCTTACTAAAAGAGAATCTTGTAAATCCTACAATGCAATGGGATGGTATTAAGCCAACGATCAATAAGATCAGGAATAATATAATTAACACTACAGCAGGGGCTGCAACTCCAGATAGTTCATTCAGGTTAGTACTAGGTAATTATAAAGTGCGTTCTGCACTTGACAATCTAGGAAACGTACTGTATGATGTACTGTACAGAGAAGTTCATCCTCAAGGAACGATTGTAAATTTAAGTCTTAAGCCTCTTGTTTACACCGACTACAGTTCGAACGTCATTTCTGAAATCTATGGTCTTCGTCAAAATGCATATCTTGTATTAGGAGAAGATACACAAAACCTATTATCAGATCCAACGGATTTGAATAATCGTGGTGTTGTGGTGGATGCTATTAATGGTCTATCAGATGAAATGATTGATACTGTTCCACGTTATATGAACCATCCATACGTAGAAGATAATATCAAAGCTATGTATTTCCCTAATATCGTAGTTGCATATTTGCAGCCAGGTACAGGTGAAACATTCTTCAACACACTTGTTCAGAACAATGAACACGGTAGTTTATTAAACTTAGAGTTTGAAGTTACTGCTGTTGAATTTGATTACTACGTACAAAATAATAAACGCTATGAACGTGAAACGTTTATGGCAGTATTAAAGTCACCGAACTTATTCCAATAAGGGGGATCTATGTTCCATCCATTTTTTGATCCATCACCATTGAATAATCAGGAACTTTTTGATAAAATTAATGAAATGTCAATCCGAGTAAGTAACGCCCGTTCTGCGGGTGTTCAATACGAAGTAGTACAGCAAATGTTTTCTGTAATTCATGCATGTGAAGATGAACTACGTTCTCGTCAAGCTAAGAATGATCTTGAACAAGTTCAGAAAGAAAATAATTCATGTGTATTTGATTCAGATAAGTATCTTAATTCAACTGATGATGTGAAAAATGAAAGTACAAGGAAATCGGTCTATAAGCGATCATGGTGATGTACGTTTAGATCTGAACGCCGTAGTATATGCAATTAACTGCGGTGCAGATATAACCTATATCCAACTTAATGAGCAGGATGAAGCTGAACGATTAAAGTTCAATGATAACTGCAAGAAGTTTGGATTAGAAGAACGTATGTTGGACTACACAATAGATCATGATAAGAATCATGAATTGTGGCGTTACGATCCAGCTTATGACAAAATTAATCTAGAAGACTACTTTTTAAACTTATGTAGTACTGATGCGGCACGTGAGCGAGTACTATATGAGTTAAGTCTATTCGAAAACTACAACATGACTAAACTACTACGCTGTATGATATGGCTTGTAGATTATCTTGAAGAACACCATATCTTTTGGGGATTAGGTCGTGGAAGTTCTGTTAGCAGCTACTGTTTGTTTTTGATTGAATTACATATGGTTGATTCATTAAAATACGATTTGGATGTTAACGAATTTTTGAAATGGTAAGAAATTTTATGGTATAATGTACCAAGTAACGTAAAAAAGGATTTTTATGAAAAAACATACAAGTTATCGTGGTCAGAAGATCGACATGGAAATGTTGAAGTTTCAGCACCAGCATAGCGTAGCAATCGGCAACGCTAACATGAATGCACGTGGCGATATTATTGGTCGCGGCGGCACGGTTGTTAAGAAGCGTGAAGATTTACTAGCTGAACGTGAACGTGAGTTGCAGAAGCCAGACATTAGTCCTGAACATCAAAGTCATTCTATTGCTCCACAGATGGGCGATCCAATGGATTTTGCTGATACTGGTTTTGACGATTCACAGTTTGAAAGTACTCCAACAGGTGAACCAACTGAAACGGTTGAAAAGAAAGCTCCTGTTAAACGTGCTAAAACTGTGAAAGACGATACTGATCAAGAATAAGGATATTCAAATGGAGTCGAAAGTACTTACTGCTTGTAAAGGTAAAGTTCTAGTATCTGATTTAGATACTGGTGAACAAGTTCTTAAATCTGGCATTGTCTTACGTGATGATGACGGTACTGTACGTGGTGTACATAGTCGTTGGGCTAAAGTATATTCCGTTGGTGAAGATATAACAGAACTAAAAGAAGGTGATTGGATTCTGGTTGCACATGGTCGTTGGTCACGTACAATCACAGTCGATGATGTTTCTCTAAATTTAGTAGATTATCCAAAAGGTATTCTCGCCGCTGGTGATGAAAGACCTGAGTTCTTAGGACTAGGATATTAATTTTTATGCCCTGCATTGTCAGGGCATTATTTTTGTCGAGATTTTATGAGCGTAACAACTGATGGTAAATTTAATTTTTACAATGTAAAACTTATCTCTCTCAATAAGTCTGGTAAGTTTTATATGCAGACGGTAAAGAACCGGAGTAGAGTATTTGAAGTAGATGAAGATTTATTTAAAGCAATGTTAGTTTCTGCTTCTAATATCAAAAACATGGGTCAGGAAAATCCAACGATGGCAAACACCTTTGATTATCTTTTAGACCAAATAGAAATGAATGAAGATATTTTCACAGCACTTTTATATCCAGATTGGATTAATGAATATAAGGAAGAATAAATGACCTCTCTATGGACAGAAAAATACCGCCCAGGGACAGTAGAAGAATACGTATTTAAAAATCCAGCTTTCAAGCAGAAAATGCTTGAATGGATTGCAACAGGCCAAATCCCACATATTGGTTTCTTCGGCCCAGCAGGTACAGGTAAAACTACTGCGATTAAAGTACTAATCAATGGCCTTGTGGAAAATGGTTTCGTAGATCCGTCTGACGTAACTATTCTTAACATGTCTGATGAAGGTATGGATGCAGTACGTGAAAAGATTGATGCAGCAGCACGTCTTTCCGCATTTGGTGATTACCGTATCTTTGTACTTGAAGAAATGGAACAAATGGGTATTAAAGCTCAAGGTTCACTAAAACGTATTATGGAAGATTATCACGATAATGCTCGTTTTATTCTTACCTCAAACGAACCACACAAGATTCTAAAGCCAATCATCTCTCGCGTTCAGTCTATTATGATTGAGAAACATGATCAGGATGAATTCACTACTCGTATCATCGAGATTCTTCTTACCGAAGGTGTTGAGCTAGATTCTGAAGAAAGTCTTGACCTTGTGAATAAGTACATTAAATGTACATTCCCTGACTTCCGTAAAACTCTAAACACACTACAGAGTTCAGTTGTTGGTGGCAAGTTAGTTAAGCTTGAAGATTCAATTGATAGTACTGCTAGTTATCGTGCAGCTATTATCGAAGCAATGCAGGCGGGCAATATTCGCCAGATGCGTGAACAGATTGTACAGAACATTCCAGAAGATGAAATCGATGGTTTCTTCTCATTCTTGTATCGTAATGTCGATATGTTTACTAAAGACGAAATTAAAGAAATGAAGATCAAGGTTAAGATTCGTGATGCAGTAGTTAAACAAGCATCTGTATCTGACCGCGAGATGAACCTATCCGCACTTCTATGTGAAGTTGATTTGATCTGCAACGACCAAATGTAATAGGAAAACTAATGACACAGAAACAAAAAGCAGTAATTCTAGATTGTGACGAAATTCTACTAAACCACTTAGGTGGTTTTAAAAAGTACGTTGAAAAGTATTACGATATTAAAACCGTTGGTGAACCAAAGCAATACAATCTCCAAGATTGGTTACAATGTGATGGTGAACAGGTTATGGATCTATTAAAGAACTTCAACTTCTATTCATATGAATTTGGTCTACTAGAACCAATGGATGAATTCACTACTGACCGCATGACGTTCTTAGAAATGTTTCATCCTGACGTTGCTTTCATTGTCGTAACGAAAAGTGGTACATTCGGTCACGGTGAAGTACTACGCAAAGTTAACTTGCATAATGTGTTTGGTGATATTTTTGACGATATTATTATTCTTGAAAACTATCAAACTAAACGTGGAACATATGCTAAGCTAGCAACACAGTACGATATTGTTACTGTTGTCGATGACCATCTTGCTAATATTGATGTTGCACAGGAACTTGGTCTTGATACTGTAGTTCTTCAATGTACACATAATGTTACAGAAAAAGATAATCCTAAGTATAATTTCGTAACTGACTGGAATCAGATGGCAGAGTATATTACTTATAAGATTGATGGAGAGTATTACTAAATCTTTAATAGTAAATAAGGTTATATTATTAACCTTAAAGGAAAGATATACATGGATAGTTCAACAGCAGTTCAGAATCTTTACGACCAGGACGGATTACTTGATATTCTTCTTGGCGTAGAGGAATATTTTGACAACATGGACTTGTATGCTTATAAGAACTGGATATATGGTGAAATTGTTGAAGGACCAATCGTAAGTAAGTATTGGGTAGAAATCACTCTTAAATTTGATCATGAAACATTTCCAGACCCTGTAGCTACAAAGATCTTTGAAAGACAGGGTACAATTATTAAAGTACGTCCAGATTGGGAAACATACCCTATTTCTCACCCACGTGGCAATCAGGACATGCAAAGCGTCTTAGGTAATTCAGCAGCAATGCGTGAACCGAAAGACGAACGTAAAGCAATAATTCTTTACAAGTTTCAAATACCACGACGTTTAGTTAACCCTGAAAGTTTTGATGAATATAAACTTATGGCTTCTGACTTCAACAGTAATACACTCGATGAAGACCCAGCACAACCTGCACCAGAAGAACAACCACAAGATGACCAAAGCCAGGATCAACAAGGCGATGGTTCTGATGATATTCAATTCGATGAACAGGGAGGCATGTAATGTCCAAGAGAATTTATGAAAGGGCATTACGTCCATTAGTACTGAAGGATTTGATTCATCCTGTAATTAGTATAGATGAATATACACCTAAGATTGACGATGCCAATATCGTAGTGATGTTTCTAGTCAAAGATAACTTCGATGCTGCATATGATTTAAGTTCATTTATTGAACGTTCACCAGTAGATGTTATTGATACCGAAGCAGCAGAAACACCCAACGTTGATGGTTTATACCAAGTCTTCGTAGAGTTCGAGCGTGATGGAGAATTCCCTAACAAGCTTATTGCACTTATTAAATCCATTGAGAACATTTGTCCCAATCCAGATTGGAAATTGCAGATGTATGGAGTTAATGATCCTATCGATTTAGATATTGATGAGATTACTAATGATATGGAACTAGTTAGTGAAGAAGAACTACGTGAGTTCTTTGACTTCGCAGCAGTGAATGTTGATATTGTAAATGAATCAATTTGCATTAAAAGTGTTTACGGACCGGAGTTGCATTACAGTAAAGGTTCTGGTATTGTGAACGAATCGTATGTTAAGAACTTACTGAACGAAGATACAAGCCTAGACCAAACTAGATTGAGTGCTGTTCTTGGGGAAAATTACGAAGTACTTAAATCCGGCAACGAATATATCGTTGGCATTAACGGAAAATATGTAGTACTTCGATAATGAAAATTTATAATATGTTAGTGGCACTTCATGAAAGTACAAGAACATCTTTACAATCAGAAGGTAATGTTGGATTAAGTAAGAGGATGTATGTCAGAACTTACGAAATCAATCGTATTGGTAAAAATTACGACAACATTAACAGGCGTGATGTAAGTACTGAAATGGTGTTACGTTCATACTTAGCTCGTAAAGTTTTCATCAATGAAAAACGGCTTAGAGGTCGATATATGATTGATGAACTTTACGACGCAGAGATAGCGTTCACCTATGGTCTATGGAAGATATTTTGTGTAGAAGTTTTTGGTGAGTTATTACCAGAACTACCAGTACCTACAACATATAATGAACTACAGCATGTGTTTGATAACAAACCTGCTTACATGGATTTTAATTTATACAGTACTGTTAAAGATGCTGTAATCCATAATCAGATTGTTGATTCGACTATGTGCGTAAGTATCAGAGATTTTGATTTGTTTTGTTCATTACCTGGGATTCCAGGATGGACGTCCGTACAACATGGTGCAAGCTTAGTTGATGGCAGGACAGAAGCTCCACACAGACTAATACAAGCTAGTTTAGGTATGTACAGGTACGACTACCTTAAGTGTCCTGAACCGTATACAAACTTCTGGAAAGAACGTGCTATGCAAGCTTTGAACAAAGCAGTAGCATCTTTACAGAATACATACATTTTAAAATTTAGAAATGCGACGATGTACGACTTAACTCCAGCCCCTGAGAGATTTGTTCCCGTTACATCATTTCATTGGAATATCAAAAGGACGTAATTTTTCGTCCTTTTTTGTTTTTGTCGCTTGACAGGTCATGCGTTTTGCCCTATCATTTACCACATGAAGACAGCGGAAACCCGCTGCGTTTTCTGCGAAAATAAATTATACTTTAAAAACCTAAAAAGGAAATACGATGTACACCATTAACTTCTTCTTTACCGAAAAAGCTTCTTTCAAAGCCACCAGCGTTGTAGAAATCACTGTTGATCGTGAGAATGGTATTTTTTCTTATGTACAGCAGGCTCATAACACCGACCGCACTATTGCAGGTCATAATCTACGTTCGGTTGATATGGATGATCTGCTTTATGCAGTAGTGAAAGATCATGACGATGGTGAAATCACTATCATCCCAAGCATCTTCACCAGCTTTGAAGTAACTCCCGTAGGCACCGCTGTTCAGCGTCAGAAGAACATCGAAGCTGAAGCAGAACGTGTAGCGGCTTACCGTGCTGAAAAGGCACCAGAGCGTGAAGCGAAAGAAGCAGCGAAATATGCCGCTCGTCGTGCAGCTCGTAAAGCTCAGTACGTTCCACGTACCGAAGATACACCAGCACGTAGCACTCGTGCAGATGAGCCAGCAGATGAAGCACCAACTAAGTCAAAGGGTTCAAAAGCAGTAACTGCTGAAGCACCAGTTGAAGCGGTAGTACCAACGTTTGTACCACCAACGGCACACGCTACAGTTCAAGATGAACTTAATGCGGCAGGTCTTTCACCAGCATCAGTTCAGGCACTACGTGACCTTGACATTATGAAATAAAAAAAGTAAACTTAAACAAATAGGAAATTGGATGGAAACTGGAAAGTATATTGTTGTCAGCACTACTAAGGCAACTGGACAGAGTTCAATGTCAGGTAAACCAAAACCACACTCGACTGAAGCATCAGCGAAAGCAGAAGCAGCACGTCTAGCACAAGAAAATCCAGATCGCGACTTCTCGGTACTTAAAGTTGTAGCGACTGCATCAGTGGCTAAAGTAACCTGGCGTTAAGATTTACTTGGGGGTTAACGCCCCCAATTTTTAATTAATAGAGAGATAATCATGAAAGGCAAATATTTCTTCAAGGATTCTACGGGTACAAGCATCGAAATTCAGGAATTCGATTACGACTATGTTCGTAACTCTTTGCTGAAAGTATTTGATAAAAACGTACAGAAAAAATACATGTTCAACGTTATCGTCAGTCGTAATTATGACGCAAACGGTATGCCAATTTTTGATGTTCGTTCTTTAGACTTGAATGAAATCTACTACGATAGTACTCGCCTTCGTGTACTTGAAATGATGATGGATGATATTTACTTTGGTCGTATTGGTATCAAAGAAATCGCAACTCCAGCATTACAACTTGAGTACAAAGAGTATGAAGCGGGTCGTGCTAAACCTGTAGTCATGGAAAACCAGACTCCAGCAATTCCAGCACCGATTACTTTTACTCGTAAAGATCTTGATCTGAATGACCCACGCTTACCTGCTATTAAAGAGATGAAAAGCGACTTCCGTTTCCGTCCATTGACGGTACTTGATTGGGTTGAGAACTTCGAAGTTTGTAGTACTGAGATTACTACAAGCAACCGTGAATTGTCGCAGGAACAAATGAATCTGGTTAATGTTCTTCAGACCAATAGCGATTACATCATGGGTGTATTCGATAATCTGACTAACGTACTTGAATCGTTATTCCCTCTTAAGCGGTCATGGTTCCAGCGTGTAACTGGCTCTAAGAAAGACATTGAAGTTGAGAAAGACGATATTAGTACTATTCTGAATCGTTTGAACAATGCAGTTGCAATTGACCCGACTAAGTTCAGTGGCATCAGTACAATGTTCAAGGGTATTCAGGATAAGATCAAAGACATTAAGGATAACGTAGAGCACGGCATCATTGGTTGCCAGTACGTTATTGCAACTGAAGAAGATGCGTATGAGTTTGAGCTGCGTCAGGAACGTTTAATGAAACTACGTGCAACTACTGATATTTCAGAAATGTCATTAGTAACCGTGAACAAGCGTTTCTTGAATAATCTCAACAAACTTGGCGAAATCCAGGAAGTACTCGTACCGTTGTTGATTATGAAATTGCAGAATCAGGCATCAACGAAGGTGGATGAAGAAACTGTTTCGTTAATCCGTAATTTGGCTTATCGCGAAACATCGACTGAGGAAAATAAACCTCTCGATCCACCAAAAAACCCTTGACAGATCATGCGAGTATCGGTAGAATGTTTACATCAGCCCGATACTCTAATTAACTAAGAAACAGGATTAAAAAATAATGTCAACTACCAACGCATCTAACGAATTCGAAGAAGTACCACAGCCGAAGAAAACAGTACAGCGTAAGCGTAAACCTGCTGCAACTAAGCAGAAAGAAGCACAGACCTTTGACCAGGAAGAAATCAAACAGTCAGAGAAAAACCTGCCAGTGCTTCGCGACTCGAAAGGTACTGAAATTCAACTGACCGTTGCGAACATCCATACTTTGGGTTCAGACGCTGGTCAGAGCATTGGTAAACTTTCAGAAGAAATTCTTTCTAAAGTTAAAGTTGCAGATACTGGTGAACTTGGTGATGGTATTGCCAACATTCTTACCTTAACCCGTAAGGTAGATGTTTCACGCCTCGGTGAGAAACGTTCAGGTATGTTGGCACGTGTTTGGAACATCTTCGGTGATACCAAACAGAAAGTACTTGATCAGTTCGAAACAAGTAAAGACCAGATTACCAAAATCTCAACAACTTTAGGTACTGGTATTGATCGTATGCGTGGCGAAGCCGTATGGCTTGAAAGTGCCTATGATGCAAACATTGAGTACTTGCATGAGCTTGGTGACATTCTGGAACATCTGGAGCCAGTGAAAGCAATTGAAGATCAGAAGTTGTCCGAACTGATGGCAAACCCTGATACTCCAATGAACGTACTCGACGATCAGCGTATGCTTACCGATGCATTGGATAAGCAGGCCGACAAACTTCGTCGTCTGATTCAGCTTGCTAAGTTGACTGCACCTCAGATTGCGTCAATGCGTAAAGTGAATATGAACACTGTTGAGAAGTTCGAATCTCTTAACACTGTTGTAATTCCAGCATGGCAGAACAATATGAGTCTGTCACTAATCAGCTTGCAGCAGAAGAAAGACAACGAACTGTCGAATATGATTGACAACGAAACTAACCGTCTGTTGAAGGATAACGCGAAAACCGTGTCACAGAACATGAAAGATGCAGCAGCAGCGAACCAGCGTGGCGTAGTAGACTTGAGTACTTTGCAGTCTATCCAAACCGATATGTTGAATGGTATCAATGAAACCATCCGTATCGAACGTGCTGGTCGTGAAGAACGTAAGCAAGCAGCAATCCAAATGTCCAAAATGGATCAGGATCTGAAAATCGCACTACGCGATATTGCTAACAAACGTTAATAATAAACACTTAATTGAAAAGCTCCCTGATGGGGGCTTTTTTCATATAAAAGGAAAAGTATGAATTTATTTTGTCTAGACATTGAATCACTAGCTACACCAGAGAATTCAGGTTATGGTATAGTTGTACCTAACTACGCAATTGTTCAAATCCCTGAAGTACTTACACACGACATGCCTTGGATGTATGTTCAGCTTCCAATCCAGGATCAACTTGATAATGGTCTTAAAATGGATGCCCGTACATTGGACTTCTGGTTTAATATTTGTGCACAGCAATTCCCTCTTGCACTATGTGAAATGCAAAAAAGTTTTAATATCCAAACCCCTACCATCCATCTAAGTACTAATGATGAACCACTAGAAGTATCCAACGTTCCTAGTGCTCTTGCTAAGTTTATTGGACAACCTTCGATGGAAACGAAAGTATTCGGTAATGGTTGTCATTTTGACTGTAGTATTCTTCAAGAAAACCATCGTGTGATGTTTAACAACGGTACATTGTGGCATTACAGTTCACCAAACAATGTTCGCACTTTACGTCTTCTTATGTCTGAACAAGACGAGTTGGAAATGAAAGAAGCTGTACAACCACATTTAGATGCATTCTGTGATTCAGTGAATGAGAAAGAAATCATGTTCCCATTGTGCTTACACAATCCATTATTCGATGCAGCTAAAGAGGCTTTATTTACTTCTTACATGATGGAAAAATTTAAAACAAAAGCGTAAAAATTGCTTGACTTAAAACTGAAAGTACTTTACTATGTATACATAAATTAATCGTGAGCAGAACTAAATGAACTTCATCATTATTGCACTACCTGCGTTGTTGATTTGCTTGATAATGAAGTACTATTACAAACACGAAATCAGTGGCAAAGAATTCTGTATTCATTTTGCGGCGGCGTGTGTAAGTATTGCATTAATGATGGGATTGACGTATGCAAGTTTGTACGCATCCATGATTGATACTGAAATTCTTAACGGTAAAGTACTTTCTAAATCTCGTGAAGTTGAAATATGTACTCAAAATAGTTCATGTAAAAACTATCACTGGAAAGAACGCTGTTCGTATTATACTGACAGCAAAGGTAAACGTCAGAAATCGTGTGAGTCATATAAAGTTTTTGATTACTCATATGAAGTTGATTGGCATGTACGCAGTTCAGTAGGTTCAAATACCATTGAACGCATAAATGCTCAAGGCACATTAATGCCGCCACGGTGGGCTAATATTCGCTTGGGTGATCCGGCAAGTGCAGAAAGCAACTACATTAACTATTTGCTCGGTAACAAAGATTCTCTTTTCTACCAGCAACAGTACGAAAAAGAATTCACAGCAGAGTATAAGAAGAAGTTACCTGAGTATCCTGAAGTGTATGATTATTATCGCGTTGATCATGTTTTGAACTTGACTAAAGCTGATAGTACAGGGTACAATGACTACATCAACTTAGCACTACGTGATATGGGAGCAGCGAAGCAGGTCAACATTGTTATGGTAATGTACCCAGCATCCGATCTGAACTTTGTTAAAGCTCTAACTGCTAAATGGCGGGGTGGTAAAAAGAACGACGTTGTAATGTTCATTGGTTTGGATGATGAGAATACTGTAAGTAACTTTAGCAGTACGTCATTCGGTCAGGGAATGCAGAACGAACTTCTTCACAGTACAATGAAGATGGATGCAATGACTGAAAAAATGTCACCTGTCCTTGTTCAGCAGTTGGTTAAAGATGTGAATGATCATTTCAAGCGACTTCCTAATAAAGAATTCGAGTACTTGAAATATAAACTAGAGCCTAGTTTGTGGGTAGTAATTTTGTGTTCTATCCTAGCTGCGGCTATCTCAATTGGTGTTGGCTTATACATGGTAAGGAATGATTTATGAAAAACGGTCTGATTCTACTGATCGCTGTACTTGTAGTAATTGTGGTTGGTGGTCTTGGTGTTGCTGGTAAGTATACCGGTACGTACAATACAGCCAACAGTTATGAAGCGAATATCAAACGCTATGACCTTGCAAGTCAAACGCAGTTGAGCACCTATACTCTTAAAGTACAGGAACAAGCTCAAATTCCAGCGATGTATGCAGAAGACTTGCAGAAGACACTTAAAGCTTATTTTGAAGGTCGCGGTAAACAAGATGAAAACTATATTCGTTCTTTCGTGAACCAGAATATGCCTAACTTGTCTCCTAAAATGTATCAGACTTTGATGGTAACAATTGATGCTGGACGTGATGCGTTCAACAATGCACAAAAGCAAAAGATTGATGCCTGTTCTGATTACGAAGAATTCCGTGGTTCATTCTGGTCAAGTATGTTTTTGAGCAGCAAGTTCCCAGGTAAGAACATTGATAAACTATGTCAGGTTATTACCGATGACCGTACTGTTAAAGCTTTCGAAACAGGTCGTCAAGAAGTAATTAAACTACGTTAATGAATGCTGCCCTTCGGGGCAGCTTTTTGGATTTTTAATGACCCCTACTATCCCATTTGATGTTTGGTATCAAGATGTTGAGTACTTACTAGACATAATTAAAAAATGTAATTTTGATGTAATTGATTGTGCAGGAAGTTATGGTTATGGTGAAACTAACATAACTCTTGTGAAAGAAGGAGTGTACTCTTTCAAATGTACCCGCAATGCATTCCAATACAACAAACCCCAACCTAATCCACCAGCCCCTGTCCAAGTAGCAGTAGGTAAAACCGTAACTACTATTACCGGTATATATCAACAAGCCAGTGGAATAACCGGTGCAATAACTACTACTAATCTAGATCAAATAATGTATTATCAAGTTGAACTACTTTGTACTAAAGAACGCCTTGTCATGATAAAGGTATCTGAAAAGTGGAATTCTAACTATACTACTTTTACTTCATTAGATACTGACGGCTTGAAAAACGTGCATACTGTAATTTTTCATGATCACAATGTATTAGCTAATGGGGAATGGTTTAAGTACGATTCACCTGAAGCATTCATTAAAGATGTTGGTGGTGGTGATATAAGTATTCTATGTATGATTGATGTGTACGAGAGATTTTCGAATGAGAGATGAAATTGAAAAGCTAGTAACACTTTCTGATATGTTTTCAAATTATGACAAAAGCATATTTCAGAGATTGCCTAATGGTAATTCCATAAATCTCAATTCGATTGAATCAGTACAACGTACTGAAAAAGGATATACCTGGTACAGAAGGTTAAGTCCAGATAGATACGCTATAGTTGATTTTAGCGGTGGTTCTTTTGATTCGCTAAAAATCGTATCGTCGTGGAATTATGATGAAATTTACTTTCAATTGTATGTTGGAAGCGAAAAGTACTTGATAGATCAGTTTTGGTTTGATAGACTTGATTTTGAGGCTCAGGCATTCCAGATTGACACGACTACGAGGTTCGAATTCAGTCTAATGTCTGTACACCAAATTCTAACATCATTTGGAGTGAGTTAACATGTATAGCATTCTTCTTACACTTGTGCTTAGCAGCAATTCATCAATGAGTACTGTCAGCGTAGGCAACTACGAATCAAAAGTACGTTGTGAAGAAGTGAAGACAGAAATACTCAAATCCTATGTTGGTTCTAAATTCAGTTCAACCTTAGCACGTTGTGTGCCGAACAAGTAAGAGGAAGTTATGTTACTATACATGTTAGTAGTTTTAGGTGCGTTTGCTATTAACTTTAGCATCTGGTATCTGTTTTCACGTTTTTACCTAAAAGATGATTTCGTTCTAATCATCGGAGACAACCTTAAGCGTTTCTTCAAGACAATGCTACTTGCATTTATTGTCGCAACACTTTTATGTTCTGTTAAACTTTTTAAAATGAGTTCATGTCAGACTAAAGGTTGGATTACAAATGCCAGTACTCAATACTCTTGGGTAATGGATCAGTGTCAAGCTAAAAATGCTACTGGAGTATACGTTGATATTGAACGAACTCGCGGTGCACCAGGCGAAGACCATCAGGACGAAGTACATTAATAAATAGAATCCCTCACTAGAGGGATTTTTATTGGAAAAGTTATGTTTGAATTTGATAGTACCCCTATCTATAATCCAGAAGAAGACGGCATAACTCACATCAATATCTACAGTCAAGCTAAAACCGAGTTAGGTAGATTGTTATCTAACTTTGCGTATTCCCCCTTTACATATGAACCTTATGGGTACTTTGCATCAGGAGAAGCTTTCTGGTACTGGTATCTTACTGGACAACAGCATAATGATCTTAAGACCTTATCAGGTTTTGAGGCAAAGAAAGCTGGTCGTAAATACCGTAACGATAGATTAGATGTGTTGGGATTGACCGACGATGATCTTAAGATTATGGAAAATATGCTCATCTGCAAAATTGCACACAACCCACAGATTGCAGCATTACTAAAAGAAAGTACTTTACCCTTTGTTCATTACTACGACTATTATGGTCGAGTAATTGTACCAGAAGGGTTTGATTGGTTGAGTGCTAATTTTGAAGACATTAGAACTGTTCTTCAAGATAATTAAATTTATATACATGGAGTGTATTATGATTACCAAAATTGAAATTAAAACTATTGATATTACAGGTTGTAAGTACGATGTTGAACTATTCAATCTACTTACTCAAGAATTACAGAATGAACAAATTAGTGGTTATTTCCTATCACCAAATAAAATCGTTGTTCATGTAGTTAACCCACATGCTGAATTTGGTATCACCTTAGAAACTTCGGGTATCTTCCATCATGTTGAAGGCATCTATAATAAATTCTTAATTGACTTCCCTAATGTCCTTCTAGAAACTATTCCAGTTGGTGAGTTTGCAGTTACTATTGAACATAGTGACGGAGATAAACCCGACTTATCATATATTGATTTAGCAGCAATGGAATCAATTTATAATAGTCTTCCTGATGTTACTGAAATTCTTCAGAATGATGCTACAAAGTTCGAGCTTAATTCCGCATTTACTGAAGTTAATGAAAATTTCAATACTCAAATTGAAAGTGCAATTAAACACAACGAAAATGTGACACAGGTTCGTGGTACTGCACAAATTGAAGATATTATGAAAGCATTTGACGATATTGAAAATGACCGTCCAGTAGCGAAGACTAATATTCTAGGTGACAAAGTTTATAAAAATGATCAGGAAGTTAATACTGATAAAATGAAAGAAATACTAAACGGTCTTTCTGAAATTGGTGCTAATTTCGAAACTATGGCAGAAGCTGTTAAACTTGATGTTTATGGTAACGAAATTACACTACAATCATATGGTGATATTTCAGTTAGCACTAATGATAGTATTAATATCAAAACTCCTGAAGTGAAAACTAAATTAGAGCAGGACATTGACTATCTTCGTTCACCAGGTAAAACATTTGCAGATGAAATTCTAGGTTCTCGTTCTGAAATACCCACTGCTAATATCACTACTGAAGAAGAAGAATTTTTCAATAAAATGTCATCGTTTGCAGATACAGTTACTGAAACAATTGAACTAAAAGTTGCGTTAATTAGTTTCAGTGAATTTGATAACTACGCTGCTAAACACAATGTTGTTGGCTGGAGTTTGAATTCACCAACTACTTTATTGATTAAGTACAGCGAAGATGGAGTAACGTCAGAAGACAAGATTGAAAAGTTCCATGATATGATGAATAAACTACCTCCAACTTGGATTCAGAAAGAATCAGATAACGTTGCATTCTACACAGATTTCCATAAAGTATATGAACGTGATATGGTTGGTGAGTTTATGTCTCGTGTTACCAAACACAACAACTTTGTACGTGAAAGTACTTCTAAAATCAGAACTGCACTACTAGATATGGAACGTGATTTTGAACTTCTTAAGAATGAAGTTAATCTAACTATCGATTGGGAGAAGTTAACTGCATTTGCAACTAAGAAAGAACGCACTGAACATCGTAGCCGTGGGGTAATGTTAGTATGGGGCAAAGAAGAAGCGAACGTAGTTAAGATTACCAGCAAGTTCAAAGCTGAAGAATTCTATCTACCAATCCATCTATTCAACGATGAGATTCGTGAGAAGTATACTTACGATGATGAACTACTACGCATCGAAGATGTACCAGATTTTGCATTCTATGAAGTACTAGTAAATGGTTACGTTATGCTAATTGAGAAAACTGACCTATAATACTACCAAATACCAGCCTTAGTGCTGGTATTTTTTTAATTGAGATAAATGAAACGCCATAGAATTTTATGGTATAATTGAAGTACAGAATTAAGATACAACTCTGATTGACAAGGAATGTCCTTGATGAGTAAAACCTGATCCTATCGAAAACGTAGATGGCAGATGAGTAGTTCAATCAGTACGAAGTGCAGAAGAAACCCGTTAGAGTACTAGCAGTCAAACAAACCGACATAAGACTACGAATCACGGCAATACGGCACTATAAAGAAACGCATTAGGCATATCAGCGTTTCCTCGATAGATATATAAGGTCACTTACCAATTTGCTAAGGGAGCCATTTATTGGCAGGTACTGATTTGGTCGAATAGATTCAGTACTGAGTGTAGGCATGTTTAAACCTACGACCGTTGCACATGACTGTGATAGAGAGATTACCGAGCAACCCGCTTTCGCTCTCATAATTTATACAATGAAGTTGTATCTTAAATTCAGAGAAATTCACAATTCGACAGATTCCGACGACTATCATCGTCAGGAAAAATCAGTACACACTTGTGTACTTTTTTTACGTCTTCGTTCCCCTGCGGGGGGATGAAAATGTCCTCTACAAATCTCGTCAGTAGTAAAGTGTTTAACGTTTTAATTAAGATTAGAATTGAGTTATGTACGAGTGATAACGAGTACAGTAACGATAATTCTTTGACATACGAAGTATGGCAAATCAAACAAGGTAAAATTAATATGATTGATAAAGAAAATCGTGCTATTGGTTCGCTAGTAGGATTAGCAGTTGGTGATGCATTAGGAACGACATTAGAATTCATGCCTCGTGATACCTATCCAGTACTGACTGATATGATTGGTGGTGGTGCATTCGATTTAAAACCTGGACAATGGACAGATGATACAAGTCTTGCTTTGTGTTTAGGTGAGAGTCTTAATTTCATTCAAGGTTTCGATCCTTATGACCAATTAAGTCGTTATTACAATTGGCTCCATTATGGCTATAAGAGTAGTACAGGAACATGCTTTGATGTAGGTCATTCCACACATTGTGCAATTGCTGATTTCAAACGTCACGGTACTATTCTTCATAATCCTGAATTGAATTCTGCTGGTAATGGAAGCCTAATGCGACTTGCTCCTATCCCAATCTTCTATTGTACAGAAGAAAAGTATTCACATGAGTTTGCTGATTTACTTAAGTTCACAAGGTTGAGTTCAGCTACAACACATGCAGGAGAATTAGCTGTTGAGTCATGTGTAGCGTATTCAATAATGATTAACCGAGCTATTTTAGGCTATGACTATATGGACGTAGTACGTATGACTCCCGAATCAGCAAATAGTTTTGGTATCACAAATCGTAGAGTAAAACAGGCTGTGAATCCTGCGTATTATATGCCAAAAGAACGAGATGAAATTAAAAGTACTGGTTATGTTATAGATTCAATTGAAGCAGCTTTGTGGTGTTTTTCAAAGACTACTAATTTTGAAGATGCAGTACTTCTTGCCGCTAATTTAGGTGATGATGCAGATACAGTAGCTGCAATTACTGGTCAGTTAGCAGGTGCTTATTATGGGTTAGATGGTATTCCTCAAAAGTGGATCGATACTATCACTGACTCTGATGAGATTATTGAATTAGCAACTAAACTTTATAATAGGAAAAAGTAATGCCTAATATGTCATACGTTATGTTTGAAAATACTTCAAACGATATGCAAGACCTAATTGATAAGATGTACGAAGAAGGTTTCCATCCAGACCAGCTATCTAAATCAGAACGCAGATATTTCGATGCTCTTTATGACCAAGTAACTACTATGTATGATCGTCTAGATGAACTACTAGAGATGATGCAGCAGGAAGAAGATGAGCGTTACGAAGCGGAAGACGCAGAAGAAGCACGTCAAGAAGAATACGAAATGCATAAAGCTATTGTTGGAGAACAACAGGCAGATGAAGATTTCCACACTTTTACGAGAAAAGACTAATGTTTGAAGAAGATGAACTAGCAGCATTCTATGCAGGTAAAGAGCAGGGTTACGATGATAAGGAATATCAAAATCCTCATTTAGACTTTTTATCAGGATTAGGTGGAGCAGCAGGGATTGCTGAAGGTCGCCTACATGATAACTATAAACGTGGTTATGAATGGGGCAAAGCTCAAAAGAATGAAGAACAATCATCATGAAAATCCAACTTGAAGAGGATTATCCAGAATATGATTCTGGTCCATGTGGTGGTGATATTCTAGAAGTAATTTCTTATAACGAATCAGCAGGTATCTATTACTGTAAATTTGATGGCTGTGTCGCAGTTGCAATCTATGATTATGAAGTTATTAAGGTGATCGAGGAAAATTAATGAACCAAAAACCATATATTATAAAAGAAATAGTACACATAGAGTATCGCTATAATCCTGAGTACGGTGACAAACGCATTTGTGAATGTGGTCATACGTATGAACGCCATTTTGATTCATATGAAGATATGGAACCAGTAGGTTGTAAGTACTGTTCATGTGGAGAATTCGTCGAAGTGTTACCTGGTCAGAAAACTGGAAAGGATGCTGAAGATGATGGATACAATGATGGTTATGATTGTGTAGAAATGCGTACTGAGTATGAAAATACCAAATGGCAAGAAACATATGAACGCTGGTATCAGCATGGAGTAGCGAAACGTAATTCACAGGAGTTTAAGTATTAATGACCAGTAATGAAGCACTAAAACTTGCAGTACAAATGCATAAAGAATTCAACTCACATGAATCTGAATTTAGTTTAGAGTTTGAGTTGAATGAAGAAATGTGGTGTCGCGAAGGAATGGATAACGACAGTGTTTCTTATAACACTGACGGAAATAAAGAAGACCTTTTCCAAGGAGAAGGCCAGACTTATAATTTAGAAATTCGTTATGTCACTTATGAAGATGAAGACTTTTATAAAGTCTACGCAGACAATGGCTGTGGCGATAAGTACCATGTAGTATTTCTAAAGAAAAATGAAGTATCAGAAAACGAATTCGAATAAGGAAAAATAATGTCAACTAGTAGCAATATTAACGTTAAAGTCGGTGATAAGTATCATTCAGTATACTGCAATTTCGATGGTTATCCGGCTGGTGTTGGTTCTCAGTTAGTCTTTAACTACAACTCACAGGAACTTGCAGAAAGTCTAGTATCACTAGGTTTTATTTCTTCAGTTGGTGATACCGTTGAAAGTACTGAGTACTATGGTCGTGATCGTGGTGAAACTGGTGTTGAATTTGAAGTACGCGATACTCCACTTGACGAAGAATCCTATTGTTATATTTGGGATGGTTCTGAGTGGGTTATGACTGGTGCAGAATATGATGATGATGAAAACATGCATGAGTACATCAATGCACCATTAACTTTAGTACTTGGTCTAGAAACTGGTGATGGTGAAGATGGTAATGACCAGCACGAAGATGAAAGTACCAAAGTATTCAAATATTTTGGTTGTTCAATGGATGAAGTCATTGACATTAACAACGAGTGGGCTGTAACATTCAACACTGATGACCCACGCATGACTGACGGCTATAATGAGCGTCAACGTTGGGCTGTACGCCACCGCAACGCACCATACCAAGGCTTAGACGCTGAAGGTATCTGGCACCACACCTTCTTTGGTCGCACCTTGTATGAGGCTGCTGAACGCGGTAAAGAGTACCTACAGCGTGGTAAAGATTTCGAGTCCACCAGCGAGGATTGATTGTGGCTTTCAATGAAAAGTTATTTCTGAAATATCCTATCATTGAACTAAAAGAACCATCCAATAACAGTACCGTTTATCAGAATCGGTACTGGATCGTTCATAAAGGTTCAGTACTCCGTTTCAAACAAAACAAAGCTTGGCAATGTAATGCACTTGAAGAACTAGTCAAGAATATTGTCCAAGTTAATCCCATCTATGAAGGTTGTGAAGTACAGTTCTTCGAATACCTTTACCTTCCAAAATAAATTTATAATTTATATTGACATGCCCTGATTTTTAGGGCATTCTTTGCATCTAGATTGTACTTTTAACTTCTGAACGAGAAAAAAATGAAAAAAATGCTTCTGGCGGTACTGATGCTGGCAACAACTCAAAGTGCAATGGCTGCGGGCGATTTCACTCAAGAGCCAATGTGCCGTGTTCAGGTCTGTAACAAGATTGAACGTTTCTCGCTGAGCATTTGGTCACACGTTAAAGACAGTATGGGTGAAACCTGTATGAATATCGTTGTACCAAAATCTGAAGCTGTGGTAGACTCTGTACTATCCGACGAGTCACGCTGGTATCAGGGTTCTTCTATTAACCCAACCAAACGCTCTGTAACTCGTATTAAACAAGTACTTGAATGTCAGGGGAACTAACATGCAAGCATCATCTAAAATTGCACAAATGATCTTTGAAGGTATCGTAAACTCAACACCTTCAGAGGGTGAAATTCCGGTTTACTGCGTTATTCGTAAAGGTAGTTCACATAATGAGTGTGATGATGTTATTGGCGTTTACTTCGATGAAGTCCTCGCACTTAAAGCGAAGCAGGATAAAATTGATACTTTACCAAAACGCAGTAAGCACAAAGTATATGTGCAGACTTCTGTACTAGGAAAGTAACATGGTAAATGGTTTATTTTTCGGTAAGTTTGCACCTTTAACTACTGGACACATTTCTGCAATATTAAAAGCATCTACAATGGTAGATACTCTATATGTTGTATTGTGCTGGGATGAAAAGTTTCAAATTACCTTAACACCTGAACTTCAAAAGATTCTGAATAAACGTAATCGTTTAATGTGGTTGAAAGATACTTTCAAACATATGCAGAAGATTAAAGTACTGGTAGTTGATGAAACACCAATACAGTCATATCCAGAAGGTTCACAGGATTTCACTACAATTGTACGTGGAGCATTGTACCAGGCTGGTGAACATAATATCCATAAGGTGTTTAGTTCAGAAGTAATATATAATGATTACTTCGATGTACATTGGCCGGTTTCTGAACATGTACTTATTGATCCTGAACGTAAGTTTGTAGATATTAGTGCAACTCGTGTTCGCAGTAATCCTTATTTGTATTGGGATTACATTGCTAATGCCGCACACAAACACTTTGTGAAGAAAGTTTGTATTATTGGTGTTGAAAGTACCGGTAAAAGTACATTAGCAATCAATCTTGCAAATCATTTCAACACTCAGTATGTTGAAGAAGTTGGTCGTACAATCTGTCAAGCTGAATACCACTGGTCGGAAGATATGATGAATATTGAAGACTACATTTATGTTGCTATGGAGCATAAGGTAAAAGAACATAAGATTGCTAAAACTGCCAACAAAGTAATGATCAGTGATACCAACAATCTTATCACTTTGTTCAGTGCTGAATGTATGGGTAAGTCAAGCCCCGTACTAAGCCAAATGGCAAACGCTGAAGAATATGATTTGGTAATTATGCTTGACATTGATGTGCCTTGGGTGTATGATGAATTACGCTTGAATAGCGACGATCAACGCCGAAAAGAAACTTATAATTTATTACAGTTTCTTTGCAAAGCACACGGTGTAAAATATACCACTATTAGCGGCGACTTCAATCAACGCTTTAATAGTTCCGTTGAGTTAATCAACAACTTATTACTTCAGAGTTAATAAAAATGAACGCACTGGTAACAAGTCTTAATTTGTCACCATCACTATTGATGGGATATGCAGTATTCCTTTTGGTTGTATGTGGTTTGTATATCTACCGCATTGCAGGTACTGGTCTGAAGTTCTCTGAAGTTCTTAGTACTTGTGCCACTGATTTTGTCGGATGGTCGTACAAAGAATACGCATGGCTTTTTGCGGCACCAATTGCAATTACGATCATTAGTATTTCGATGGGTAGTTCCAATCTGGAATACATCTGTTCAGCAGTAAGTATCATCGGTGCAATACTGGTAGCTAAAGGTAAGATTAGTTCGTATGTTTGGGGCTTCGTCGGTACTGGATTATACATTTTAATTTCGTATCAATATCGCTTCTACGGTGAAACTATTACCTATGCATTGCTATTCTTCCCTATGCAAGTTTCTGGTTATTACTACTGGATTCAAAATAGCAAAGACGGTAATACGGACGTTATCAAAAAGGTAATGACGACTAAACAACGCGTTTGTTTATTCATCGGCACTGCAACTGCAATCGCAGCATATGCTTTCTTCCTTCGTTTCTTAGAAGGTGCAACACCAGGATTGGATTCGGCTACATCTATTCTGAGTGTAGTTGCAACTACCTTAATGGTAATGCGTTATGCAGAACAATGGTTAGTGTGGATTATGGTTAACAGCGTTGCCGTTGCAATGTGGGTTATTGCTGTAATGCATCATCAGACACAGGGCTTTGCTGTACTGGCAATGTGGATTATGTTTTTATTAAATTCCGTCTACGGATGGTATCAATGGCGTAAAGGTAATTAAGTGAAAGTACTAGAACTAACTAAAATGAAAGTGGCAACTTACTTCGACATTGAAGTACATGTACCAGAAAGCATCCATTTCATTGCAACTGATCTATCCGGTAAGTTTCTTGGTTATGAAGAAGAACCAGTAGCTGATTTGGAACTGCAATTTTGGGATAACCCAAATGGAACAGACATGTACGAGCTTGGTGTACTGGATCTTGAAGGAAAAGACTGGACAACCACGCTACAAGCTGTATAATGTTCACGTACCGAGTAATCGGTACTTTTAATTGAGAGGATAACAAATGAATTATTTCCGCGTTAACGAAACTGATGCAAGTGGATTGGGAATGGACTTTTGGGAATACTTTGCTGGTACTTACGACATTGATGAAGCCAAAGCTTTGTTTGAAGAAAACAACTCATGGGTTCATATGCTTGATTGCCGCCGCAATAAATCAGAAGAACTTACAGAAGAACAGTACAAAACTGGCTTGCAGTTCAATCGTTTGTACGAATACAAACATGATGTAGACGCATTTCGTCGTTTCTACAATATCTACCCGACTCGTGAAATGGCAGAAATGTTTGCTAAGCGTGATCACAAATCTGGCTATGTAAGGATTGGTTTTCCTCATATTCATAGCGTCTATAAAATTAACCAAGATGGTAATTTCATCTTTGTGTATCACTATGATGCTGACAGTTTAGGTAAACTACCATCCCCACCAGCATACTTTTAAGGTTACTGAATGAATCTTGAACAATTTGATTTCATCGTTCGCTATGACGAAATGCTTGGTATTACCCATGCAGATAAAGCATCGATGAACTACGCCGATGACATGGTTAAAAAAGACCGTTTTGATATTACGGTAGGTAGTGAATTCTTGTTAACTGCTTTTCGTTATGCGATGAAGCAAAATGACACTGACCCATCACGTATGGTATTTGTAATACCTTATGCAGATGGTCATAGTACTGTATTAATTGATCGGTACTATAATTACACACACGGTCTTGAAGGTCGGTTCGACCATCCAGACTATAACTGTCAAATGCTGATGAAACTATTATAATGCTTATTGTAATGTACAAGCCAAACACTGAATGTGCTGTTCCAGATGCACAGTTAAAAAGTCAGGCAACCGCATTTTTGACGGACATTCCTGTTAACACGAATAAGTATGTCTGTATCAGTCAGGTTGTTATGATCGATGCTATCAGGGCAGTAATGGTAGAAAACAAAATTTCTCCTGACCTCGTGGCATTTGAAGTATACAATGATGACCATGAACTGTTAGAAAGTGTATCTATTACACAAACTTATGGACTAACATCATGGGAATCATTTCGTGATGATATGATTGAGTTCATTAAAACTATTGTTAAATCGGGGCGATATGGTAAAGCAGAGTAAAGGTTATATTATCCGTTGTGAGTGTGGTGATGCACGTGAACACGCAGTACACATCCATCAGTGGAATACGGGTGATGCAAGCGATGATTCCGAAATCGGTCATTGCAGTATCAATCTCTCTATGGAGATTCGCAACTCTTGGTACAAACGTGCTTGGATTGGTCTGAAGTACGCATTTGGATATACTGACCATATGCATTATATGGATAGTATTATTGACGTAGCGGTACTAAAAGATGTGGTTTCACGTCTTGAAGACAACCGTACTGATGCACAGAAAGCAGCTTCCAAAGAGCAGCGTAACTGGACAGAATACGAGGTACAATGAGTACCTTCGAAAATCTGTTAGATGGTATCGAGCACATACAAGAGTATGTGCTTACGTTTACCTTAAATAGCGTTCTACGCTATGAAGCAAAAACTGCTACATCTGATGCGATGACCATTATTTGTAGTGGTGATGCTGTAAAATCGTACAAGTTCGTATCATTGAGTACTGACGACTTTAGCTTATCTTATAACGGAAATAAGTTGACTCTTTCATCAGTTGGGCGTAACATTGAATTAGATGATCTGCCTGATGGTGACATTTCTGAGGAATGGTTTTTCCAGTTAAGCACAATAAGAAACTTTGGTGCATTGAGCTACGAAGATATTGAACTGGTAAAAACAATCTTTAAGAAAAAATATCCAGAGGTTTGATATGTTGAGTCCAATTTTTGAATCGTTATTAAATGGTGAATACTACTCCAAGTATGAAAGATATGATGGAGTTAATGAAATTCTTACCATCAGTTCAATCGACCATGAGTTAAAGATCACCAGAGATTATATGAAATTGGACGCAGTGCAGTACCCTATGCACTTATTCAATCCTCATCATGGTGTTCCTATTCATCGTGAAAACATTGTTATGATTGACTACAAACAGTTTCTGGCATCAGATGCAGATGAGGTCTTTGGTATTACCAAAGAAGACGTTCAAACTGTACTTGACTATTATCGGAGTTTAGGATGAATTTATACGATACGTTAACTGGTTATAATATTGCTGCTTCTAAAAGTGAGTTCGAGAGCTTATCGTTGTATCCATCGGTAACTCGTGAACCATATATGTTGTTCAGCAGTACTGTTACCCTTTCAGGTAATATTGTTGCATCAATGTTGTTGTCGAAGCATAACAACCACGTGCATTTCTTCGATATTTGGAGTAACCAACTTATTCAGGTTATTTTCGATTCCGAAGATGTAAAGCTTTCATTATTTGATCCCAACAATCTGTTGGAGCAGAATTCTGGATTGCTAGAGTTTACTGGCATTGATGATGTTAGTGATGAAGTACTTCAATCGGTAAATCTAACTCGTGAGAACTTGATTGAGCTGGAACGCATTTCAAATGAACTTGTAGAAATGTTCAAGAAAAATGAAACGATTGGAAAATATCTGGTATAATATGAGTGTAAGGTAGATTGGGTGAGACGGATGAAACCACCTTCCTGCTAAGAAGGCAGTCGCCCTTAAAAGCGGCTCGTGGGTTCGAATCCCACATCTACCTCCAGATAACGAGAATAAAAAAGATGAAATTAGTAAAAGCAGAATCATTCCTTCTTCGTGAAGAAGATGGTGAAATTGATAAGTCGGTAACGTATGAACAACGTATTAAAAAAGAACGTGGTCGGCAATGGGATAGTGAAGATGTTGATGTATTAAATCATTATTATTCATATTTCGCTTGTACATGTTCCCCTGAAGATAAAAAATATTGGGAACAACGGTTACATGATTACATGCCAGATTTCAATCCAGAAGTTCATGCATCATTAGTGAGCCAGTTGTGTGCAGAAATAACGCACGGTTTTGATGGTTCAGTTTGTGGTATCGACATGGACATGTGGTTTGGAATTTCAGTTCAGGGAACCATCTGGTTAGATGACAAATGTACTGAACATGAAAGCTATAATATATTCATGCAGTGTGACGATGTTACATTGGGGTTGATGGCAGTAGTAGATATTCTACGAACTATATTAGTGGATGAATAATGACTATTAAGTGGCTAGTACAAGATACAGCCCGATTGTATGATGCAATTGAAAATGAAGTTATCCCCCTTAAAACTTTGGGGTATGATTTTGTAACGTTCGGTGTAATTCCGTTTACCAGTACAATTACTGGTATTGATGACTTAGACCCATCGGATACATTTATTGTTCGTGGCGGTACTAAGATTGTTCAGATGCTTGACAGTGGTCATCCTGAAAATCTAAGTGACGAACTGATTGCTAAACTTCGGTTAGGTATATCGTACAATCAAGAGAAGTTCGATCAAGCTTATTATTCTAAGTTGGATTTACCATTACTTAATAGTAAACCTGAGATTTTGAATCTGAATAATGATAAAGATTTGCTTGCATCATTCAGTGTACCCAAATTTGTTAAACCAAGTTCTGACTTAAAAGCGTTTACTGCTGGTATTATGGAACCTGGTGAAGTACTGAAGTATTTCGTAGAAAGCAACTACCATCGTAGCGGTTATGCTGAAGAAACTGCTTTAGTGCATGATGTACTTGAAATTGAAGCTGAATATCGTTTCATCTGTTTAAATGGTGAAGTAATATCTGGTTCTCAATATCGCAGGGATAACCGAACTGTTTATAGTTCAGTAATTCCACAATCTGTTTTAGACGCTGCTAGCGAATATGCACCTTTGTATGAACCAGCAGATATTTACACTATGGATTTAGCTGAAACTCCAAACGGCATTAAGATTGTTGAATACAATTGCTGGAACGGTTCTGGTTTATATCACATGGATACCTTAAAACTTTTTTCTGTAATTCAAGAATATTACTCTGGTAAAAATTAATGGGTTCTTTTAACACTACTTGTGCAATTAGTCATACTCCTATTCGTGAAGGCGATGCAGTACGTTTATTCTTTCTGAAGTCAAATTCAGATGATCATAATGGTTTCGAATGTTATCCACATGATAATTTTCAAATCGTTGGTGGTATTGCATTAAAAGCAACTTACGCTGATTATAACAACTACGAGTTCGACGAAGATTCAGTTGAAGCTAAGTATATTCTTTCCTTACTGAAAGAAGAATACTTAGAGAACGTACCAGAGCCTGGCGTAAAATATAATGAATATCATGACCATATGAGCGTCAAAGTTGAAGATTTAGACTTTGAAACTATTCAGAATATGACACATAGTGGACGTTTCTTTGTCAGGAAGTATGGTAAAGAAAAAGGCTATATCGCAACAATGGCAGTACATGAAAGTATTTTCAATGTTGTGCAAGCTAAGAGTTATGAGAATCATGAATTCGATGATAACCGTAATTCAATTTACACTACCTTCACCCTTGAAGATGAAATTTCCAAAGAAATTGCTTCTCAAACAGCAATGACTTATGAGCAGTGTTTTAAGATTGAGTACGAAAAGGTTCTAGAACGTCATAAAGACAAACTAGGTGGTGAAGATTCTGAAAAGATTCTTGAACTGGTAGAACGTCTTGCTGAATTTGCTGCCGAAGAAAAAGTATCAGGATTGTATGATAGCGATTCACATCGTTATGAATATATTGTTAATCGTCGCAATCCAGTTAAGTACATGGCTCGTTTCTTGCGTGAACAAAAGAAACTAGAAAGTGAAGAATATGATGATGTTGAAGCTCATAATATTCAGCTTTCACTAGAAGAACTTGAAAGTGTGGTACGTCCAGTTTGTGAAGTACGTTTCTTTAATATTGGAATGTATACTTACAACTTAATGTACCGTCCAATCATGACTTCGGGACAGGAACATGATCTACCTGCTCATGCACAATTCTTACATGAAATGGCAGATGCAATTTCAATGATTCCTTCACCTTGGGGTGATGATGAATCAATAACTACCAAAATTCATAAAGAACTTTGGCAGGAAGTAACTCTAACTCAACTAAAAGCTCGTTATGATGAGTGGTATGATGATGAAGCTGATAAACATATGCAGCTTCTAATCGATAAAATGGGTGATTCTGAAATGATTGTCATTCAACCGAATGAATGGTCATGGCGTGAAGATCCACTAAACATTTTTGATATTTTCCACAATAAGTCAGTGGAATTACGTATCTTAAACAAATAAAAATTAAGTACTCGACGCCGTTGGGTACTTGTTAGTAAACTTAAAAATAACTAATTCAGGATTTATAATGACTCAATATAATCAAAGCGGCGAAATTATCAACATTGCTCACGAGTTTGGCAACAAGATTGATAAAATTCCAGCAGGAGCATACACTGTAGAGCAAGATCCACGTACTGGCGAATTCTTTCTACAAAGTTCTCCAATGTTCACACGCCCCGCTAAAGTTTATGGTGAAATGACCGCACGTAATCAGAAAGTAATTAATACTTATCTGTCTCGTGAAGGTAAAAACACTGGTGTACTACTAAGTGGTACAAAAGGTTCAGGTAAAACTCAACTAGCGAAAGATGTAAGTCTAGCGTTAATCGAAATGGGTATTCCAACCATTATCGTTCAGAACCGTTACACCTGTGGTAATTTCATCAACTTCATCAAAGCAATTGAAGACAAAGCACTAATTCTTTTTGATGAGTTCGAAAAGGTATATATTGAGCGTGAGCACCAGGAATCAATCCTAACTCTACTAGACGGTACTGGTTCGTACAACAAGTTGTACATCCTAACCTCTAACAAGCGTCAGGTTTCCGAGTTCCTATGTAACCGTCCAAGCCGTATCTTCTACCACTTCGAGTACAAGAAACTAGCTAAACCTGTTATGCTAGATCTTCTAAATGACAAGTTGGTTAACAAGAATTTCATTCCACAGTTCGAAACACTATGGGATGTGGCTGAAACTCTAAGCTTTGACATTATTCAGTGTTTGGTTGAAGAACTTAACCGTTACCCAACCCAAACCTTTACTGAAACGTTTAAAGAACTAAACGTAGAAGTTGAAGCACGTGAAGGTAATGCATTCATTCTATCTGAACTATCTTTGAATGGTGTTCCATTCAAGTTCGATGAAGAATACACCAACAACTTCACTACTTTCTCATTCATGGCTAAGTACGAACAACTTCGTGCATATGTCTATGCTGATGAAGGTACACGCTTGAAAGAGCTAGCTGCACTAGGTGCACGTCTACATCAGACTGATTGGTATGATGAAGATACTGAAGAAGTTGCAATTTCAGCTCCTTCTACAACAGATTCTGAAGATGAAGATACTGAAGAAGTTGCAGTAAAAGAACTTGAATACTTCTTCACTCTTGAGTTCGATAAAGCTGATACTCTAGTAACTAACTCTAGTATCACAGTTTCCCGTACATTCGGTGATTATCATCTACATGCTAAGTTTGTAAAAACTGAAACTCCAGATGTTATCGAATCAATGTTTGACGGTAAATAAGTAACACAGAGAGAGGACTTTGTTAGTACCTAATAGTACTTCCCCCTCTCTCGATTAGGAGATTGGCCGATTGGTCAGGCAGCGGATTCCAAATCCGTCCAGGTGGGTTCGATTCCTACATCTCCTGCAAATTGAGATTATAGTTAAGTGGAATAATGGTCGATAGTCCTCGGCAGTCTTCGGTTCGATTCCGTGTGATCTCGCAAATTTATATTGACTTCCCATGACCGTGCCTGTAGAATAGCCCTATTGAAATCATTAGGGCTTTTTCTATGAAATTAATTACTAAAGATGGTCACAGGGTTTATTACAGCAAATATCACCTCAAG